CCCAAGCTCGGTCGAATGGATAGCCTCGGAAGAAGCTACTGATGAGCAGGCCTACAATCTGTCTTTCTATGATCGTCAAGAACGAAGAGAAGGACATTAAACGATGCCTTGAAAGTGTAATCCCTTTTATTGACTATTGGGTTATATCCGATACTGGCTCGACAGACAAGACGAAGGAGCTTATCCAGGAGATCATGGATAAGCACGAAGTTCCTGGGGAGCTGCACGAGCATAAGTGGAAAGACTTCTCTGCCAACAGGAACTACGCCCTTGAGCTTTCTAGAGATCACGCTGATTTCATTTGGTTTATGGATGCTGACGACAATTTCTGCCCGAACGGAAGCGATCCCTTTTCTATCCTTAGCGACAAGTTCGAGTTAATTCACATGAACTATCTATTTGAGAATGAAGGAGTTACGTTCAGTAGAGCCTGTATGATGAAGTCCGCCGCCGACATGGAGTTCAAGGGAGTGCTTCACGAGATCATAGCCAACACTGACGGCAGCACTGTGAGCTCAGGACTAAGGGTTAACATCCCTCAGTTTGGTCACATCGTTGCAAGAGCTTCGCCTCTAAAGAGAAACAAGACTGAGCGCGACAAATACCTGAACGACGCTAGAATACTTAATAGGGATCTAAAAAACAACCCAGACAATTACAGGTCTATGTTCTACCTCGGGCAATCGTATCAGCTTGCAGGTGAGCTTAAGAAAGCTATCAAGGCTTATGAGCGCAGGGCTTCTTTCCCAGACAAGGGGTATGATGAAGAGGTGTACCTCTCATTGTATGAGATTGCCAAGATGAAGATTGGGATGAAGCGACCAGAGCCAGAATGTATTGACAGTTGCGTTAGGGCATGGGAGTCCAATTACTCAAGGATTGAACCTATCCACTTAGCCATGCAGTACTTGTACCTAAGAGGCAGGTATCCATACGCCCTTGCTTTGGGCACGCTTGCTGCTCAGTATATCAGCCCTTCTATTTCTAGCGCCAAACTTGAGCTTGACGTTTACGACTACAAGTTCCCAGACATCTACGCTAGATGTATCTTTAGATGCGGGGATTCAGATAAAGCAAAGAGCACACTCAAGTCTTTTATTGATTCGTACCAAGGAGATCCTTCCAAAGAGCGTGCGATCGAAGAGCTTGAAACCACCTTGTCTATCCTATCGGATTACGATAAAGAAAAAGAAAAGTGATTGTAGACGTAGATGGATACGAAGATAAAGGGATTAAGATCGACCCTAACGGTACGGAAGGTGAGGCTATTGAACTCCATGGGATTCTTGTTGTCCTCCCGAAAAAACCAAAGCGATCTGAAATACTCTTCCATGACCAGCCAAAGGCTATGCAGATGTGGGGACGCATTCCTATGCCCAAAGAGCTGCAAATGGTTAGAAGTATGGATGAGTGGTTCGAGAACCCTCCCGAGTTTAGAAAGAAGTTTTCTGGTTACATCGAGAAGGAGTTTGAACGCAGGCGTAACGGTGTTTGGTTTTACAACAATGGCGTCCCTACGTATATTACTGGAAGGCACTACATGCTCCTCCAGTGGTCTAACATCGATATCGGAGCCCCGTACTATCTTGCGTTCCAACGTGAAATCTTTCTCCACATGGCTGCGTGCGAAGCTGATCCCCGTTGTGTCGGTCAGCTTTATACTAAGTGTCGCCGTTCTGGGTATACTAATATCTGTTCTTCTGTTCTTGTTGACGAAGCTACGCAGGTTAAAGACAAGCTTCTTGGGATTCAGTCGAAGACTGGTAAGGATTCTCAAGAGAACATTTTCATGAAGAAGGTCGTTCCGATCTTTAAATCATACCCGTTCTTTTTCAAACCCATCCAAGACGGTACAACTAACCCGCGCATGGAGTTGGCTTTCCGAGAGCCATCCAAGCGAATTACGAAGAATAACAAGACGTCATACAAAGGCGACGCCCTGAATACTATCATCAACTGGAAGAATACCACGAACAACGCATACGACGGGGAGAAGCTACACATGCTGTACCTGGACGAAGCAGGCAAATGGGAGAAGCCAGTTGACATACGAGAAGCATGGCGCATCGAGAGAACTTGCCTTATCGTAGGCAAGAAGATTGTAGGCAAAGCATTGGTAGGTAGCACTGTAAACCCAATGGACAAAGGAGGTAGTGAATACAAAGTTTTGTGGGAGGATAGCAACCCGAACGAAAGGAACGCAAACGGCAGAACTAAGACTGGACTTTACCGTATCTTTGTGCCCGCCTATGAAGCACTTGAAGGATTTTTTGACAAGTACGGAGAGCCAGTCATTGATGATCCTGGTAGTCCTGTGGATGGTATTGACGGTGATACTATTGAGCAGGGGTCGAAGACATACCTAAAGAATGAGAGAGACAGCCTCAAGGACGATGCTTCTGAACTGAACGAGGTTGTCAGGCAGTTCCCTTTTACAGAGGAAGAAGCCTTTAGAGATAGCATCGAGGGGAGTCTGTTCAATGTAGGCAAGATCTACCAGCAGATAGATCACAACAACGACTTGTATCCAAACCCTGTAGTCAGGGGCAACTTCATGTGGAAGGAGAAGGACAAAGAAGTTATATTCTCTCCTGACCCTAACGGTAGGTTCCACGTAGCTTGGCAGCCTGCCTCTGCAGACAGAAACAAATTCATAGATGAACGTGGAAAGAAAAAACCTGGGAATAGCCACATTGGTTGTGGCGGTGTTGACTCTTATGACCTCGATCAAACTGTTGACGGCAGGGGGTCCAAGGGAGCTCTACACTTATACAACAAGTTCAACATGCACGCCCCCGCAAACATGTTTGTTGTTGAGTATGCTTCCAGACCTGACCTTGCCAGCATTTTCTACGAAGACGTTCTTATGTGCGCCTTCTACTACGGCTATCCACTCCTCGTGGAAAACAACAAGTACGGCATTGTAAGGTACTTTGAGTCAAGAGGTTACGATGGCTACCTAATGGACAGACCAGCTCACTTAGCATCTTCCAGCTCTAAGGTTAACGTCAAGACTAAGGGTATCCCGTCGAACTCCCAAGACGTAATTCAATCTCACGCTCAAGCGATTGAGGCTTACATTCATGATCATGTAGGTGAGAACTCAGAGACAGGGGAGTTGGGTAAGATGTACCTCAACAGGACTCTTGAGGATTGGATAGGTTACAAGATCTCAAATAGAACCAAGTTTGACTTGACGATTAGCTCTGGTCTAGCGCTTCTTGGGTCACAAAAAGTCAAAGCAGAGAAACCCAAGTCTGACTTCAACGAGAAGAAATTCTTTAGGCATCATAAGATAAAACACTGGCACTCGTAATTTTAGTATATTTGCGCTAATGTACGGGGACAACAAACCAACCAAAAAAGGATTTCCCAGTCCTCTTGAAAAGAAAGAGGTAAAAGAAAGTCTCTCTTATGGTCTACAATACGCTAAGGCTATTGAAAACCAATGGGGTACTCTCGATAGAGAGAACTCACTTATGAGGCGAAGACGGGATACGTTCCTTAAGAATCGAGCTTACGCTAATGGAACGCAAGACACTGCGATCTACCGTCAGCTTCTTACGGGTATGGACCCGAACAATGGGGATGGGACTTTCCTGAACCTGGACTTTACTCCAGTGCCTATCCTCCCTAAGTTCGCTAGAATCGTAGTGAACAAGATTTTGTCCCGAGAGCCTTACCCTAACTTGGAGGCCGTTGACCCTCTCTCTTCCTCTGAGAAGGATAGGGAGCGCAAGAAGATGGAGGCTCTCATCAAGGCCAAAAAGCAGCTCTCCGAAATCAAAGAAAAGACTGGAGTGGATGTCGCTGAGGTGGACTCTCTTCCAGACACTCTAGAGGAGGCTGAGATCTTTATGGGGAACAACATCAAGTCTTCTTCTGAGATCGCTGCACAGATAGCAACCAACATGACCCTGCAGTGGAATGATTTCCACGACTCTATTTACAGAAGGTCTGTCAAGGATATTGTGGATCTAGGTATGGCTGTAGTGAAAAGAAGCAACGATCCTAACTATGGAATCAAAACGGATTACGTTGACCCAATCGATTTCGTTCACAACGAAGTAAAAGACCCTTCTTTTGGCGATATGGTCTACGCAGGCCACATCAAGAGAATGCCTATTCATGAACTCAAGAGATTGGCTGGAGATCAGCTGACTGAGGATGATTACAAGAAGATTGCAGATAAGGTAAAGTCGAAGAATCAAAACAAGTCTCATAGAATGTCTCAGTCTACGTATGACCCCGAAACAAATCGGAGTCACTACGGGTATGACGAGTTCATGGTGGAGGTTCTTGAGTTTGAGTTTTTGTCTGTGGACAAAATGTACTTCGAGGAGAAGGAAAGCAAGTACGGCAACGTAGGTTTCTACGCAAAGGAAGAGGGATATAAAGCTCCTAAGAATTCTGTATACAGAAGAGAGGTTAAGTGCCTTGAGAACGAGACTGTGTATGGTGGTTACTACGTGATTGGATGCGACAAGCTCTTCAGCTACGGCATGAAGACTAACATCCCCAAAAACCTCTATGACCTTTCAAAAGCGAACCTTTCTTACTCTGTCGTTGCAACGAACATCGACAACATGGTGCCTAAGTCCATGGTGAATAGCTGCATTGGTTTCGCTGACCAGCTCCAGCTTACACACCTCAAGATTCAGCAGGCAGTAGCCAAGGCTAAGCCTGACGGCATCATTATTGACATCGAGGGATTGGAGAACGTCCAGCTCGGTAAGGGGGGAGAGCTTCAGCCACTTGAGCTTCACGACATCTACGAGCAGACGGGTGTATTCTACTACAGAAGTAAAAACCCAGAGGGTGGATTCCAAAACCCACCGATCCGAGAGATTGGTAACGCTGTTCGAAACATCAATGAGTTTGTTGGTCTGTACAATCACTATCTGAGATTGATAAGAGACACTACGGGCATCAACGAGATGATGGATGCTTCTACACCTAAAGGGGATACTCTCGTGGGTGTTCAGCAACAAGCAATCGCGGCTGGCAACAACGCCATTTACGACATGACTCACGCATCTATCGTCCTCTTCAAGAAGGTTTGTTCAGACGTAGTCAAGTGCTTGCAAGTCTTGCCAGTAGGTAGTGTTATCTACGACGCCTACACTAATGCTGTTGGTCAATCTAACATGGAGGTGCTTTCTTCATTCGAGAATCTTCCTATGTACAACTTCGGTGTGAGAATCGTAAAAGAGATGGAGGACACTGAGCGGCAATACCTTGAGCAGAACATTCAGATCGCGCTGTCTCAGAAGGAGTTGGATATCGAGGATGCCATAGCCATAAGACAGCTTAAAGATGTCAACCAAGCCGAGAGGCTTCTTGTTGTGAGGAGGTCTAAAAGAATAGCTCGCAATCAGCAGATTGCAATGCAAAATTCTCAGCAGCAAGCGCAGATTCAGCAGCAATCAGCCGCCGCTGCATCTCAATCCAGACAGCAGGAAATGCAAATGGAAGCTCAGATCGATGCTCAGAAGATGCAAATGAAGGCTCAGTTTGACATGCAGATGGAACAAGTCAAGCATCAATACCGCAAGGAGATTGAGCTTATCAGAGCTCAGGCAACACTTGGATTCAGAACCGAAGAGCAAGAGTTCAAAGAGAAGCTTGAAGTACTCAAAGAGGATCGCAAAGACGAGCGTGTTGAGAAGCAAGCAGTCGAACAAAGCAAGCTTATCTCACAGAGAAAAGGAGATAGGTCGGAGTTGAGTGATGCCAAAGATGTGGCTCAAGAACAGGCCGAAGAAATAGTTAACAACATCATTGATCAGTAATGGCCAAAGTAAATCTAGATATAGCCCCTAGGCTAGACATCACATGTAAGAGAGGTGACAGCTTCAAACTTGTGGTTGACTTTCAGACCGCCATGCCCTCATTGGATGGCACGAACTCTAGCGCATACCTTCTCAAGGTAGCTGAAGACTCCGAGTCAACTCCAAACGCGATTACTTTTGCCTACGATGTTGAGGATGGCGAAGCATCAAATTCTCAGCTTACGGTTACTTCTTCAGCGGCCACAACTGCTGACATCGAGCCAGGTCTGTACGTGTACGACCTTCAAGTGACGGATACTGCTGAAGACGTCTTTGACAACGTCGGTGGTAGCGCATACATCAAGACTCTGCTGTACGGAACCTTCAGGGTAAACGACGACGTCGACGCCACCTGATCTTCTTTAGTATATTTGCAGTATGAGTAGTCCAAAGGTAATTGTAAATTCCACACCAGTAGTCAAAGTCAATTACGGGCTGCCCGCTGTTGGGGTTCCAAAAGGAGGAACTAGACCACAGGTATTAAAAAAAGTTTCAGGCACCGACTACGACACCGAGTGGGGTGACGCTGAAATACTTGTTCTTAATAGAAGCGGCTTAACGTTCAGCGGCACTTTATCTAAAGGAGATCCAGTTTACTTGACGTCTGGATCAGCTCTAGCGGCATGTGACGCTTCAAACTCTGACACCCTCCCTCCTATTGGATTGGTGGCTGGGGATGTTTCTGCGGCTACTGATGACGTAGAAGTTATAGTTTTTGGGGGTTTATACAACATGGACACCTCTAGCTTTTCTGCTGGAGATAGATTGTACGTGGATGTAGGCGGAGGCCTCACTGCCACTGAACCTAGTGGCTCTAACGGGTCCTTCTATGTCGGCGTGGTAACGAAAGTAGACGCTTCTGAAGGCGCCGTATCTGTGGATATATCGGGAGTCAATGGGAACACTTTTGACCTTGCTCACACCAAGGTTTGGATCGGTAACATTAATGGCGTCGCTACCCCTACAGATCACGAACTTAAAAGACTCATTGATGTAGATTCATTTTTGAATCCAAGTGCAAACGAAGTACTTAGGTACTCTGGAGTTCAGTGGGAGGCTGTGTCATTGGGGTTTGATGACATCCCGCTCGACCAGCTAAATGTTGGTCAAGTGTACGCAGGCAACTCCTCAAACCAGGCCACAGCTACAGACACCATCTACGTGGATATTGCCAACAGCAGAGTTGGTATTGGAACCACGTCTCCGCTCGAAGCGCTGCATGTAGATGGCAACATCAAGGTAGAAAACAGTGCCAACAACACACTTATAGGTCATTCTTGGAGCTCATTAACAACGGCCTCTGAATCTACCTCGTTGGGTTGGAGGGCTTTGCTTTCAGTTACTACAGGGGACAGGAATACCGCTATTGGCGGAGAGGCTTTGCGAGGTACCAGCAATGGTTTTGAAAACACAGCCGTCGGTTATGGCGCGTTAGTTATTGGTAATCACAGCAAAAACACCGCTGTTGGATATAGAGCTGGTATATACGGTAGTGGAACATCAAACTCTGTATATGTAGGGTGGCGCGCGGGAGAGTATACGGGGGGTTCTGACAACGTCCTTGTTGGCCGTCAAGCTGGGTTTGGTGCAGGTGGCTCCACCTTTACTCAGACCGTAGCCGTAGGGTCCCTCGCTCTTTCATCTCTCACTACTGGTAATGGAAACACAGCCGTAGGCTTCGCCTCGCTCGATGCGCTAACAGACGGCTCATCTAATACTGCTATCGGCTTCAGAAGCATGGAGTCAGCTGTATCAGCGGGTCAAAACACAGCTCTAGGATATGAGGCTCTTAAAGACCTGACTACCGCTGGAAGTAACATAGCGGTCGGATACAGAGCTGGAACGAGCTTGACGACGGGCGCGGCAAACACTCTTGTTGGTCATGGCGCAGGCGTCTCTCTGACCACACAGGGCAAGAACACATTGATCGGGAACAGCACGACGGGAACAGAAAGTTCCGTTTCCGTAGGTAGCGCAGCTTCATCAGGAACGCAATCTGTAGGCATAGGCCAACAGGCTGATGTAGAGGGGCAGGCTATTGGGATTGGGTACCAAGCTGATGCTGGAGATGACTCCGTTGCTATCGGATTTATTGCTAGAGCAGAGACCGACAGTGTTGCTATCGGTAGGGAGTCGGGCAGATACAATCAGGGTGAGAACAACGTGGCTATTGGATTCAGGGCTGGCATTGGTCAAAACACAATCAATGGGTCTAACTACGACTACAATGTACTTATTGGTTACGAAGCTGGAAACGTTCTTGAAGGAGGGTCGGGTAACATCCTTATTGGGTACAAAGCAGGTCAATTCCTTGAGAACGAAAACAACAGACTCTATATCGCAGGCCACGCTCAAGTAGCTACAGGAACGCCTCTCATCTACGGTGAGTTTGATACCGAGTTCGTTAAAATCAATGGAGATCTTGAAGTAAGAGACGAAATAGTAAGCAGTAGCGGAGCCGATATTGTGATTAATCCTGACGGAGCAGGTCGCGTTGTCATGGGCAACTACGAGTTCGACGTTGACCAAGAAGTAGGTGAGGGTACTGATAATTACGTTCTTACGTATGACGATGCTACTGGAGAGATTTCTTTGAAGGAGAATCTTCAAGAAATAGAAGGTGCTACAGAGATAACTTTTGCGATAAGGAATGACGAGGGAGCTTCTATCCCAGCAGGCACCCCTCTGTACTCTAAAGGTGAGATTGGGAGCAGTGAGAGAATAAGAGTTGGTATTGCTGACGCCAGTGATCCAGATAAGATGCCATCTATTGGTATTGCCAAAGAAACTCTTGCTGATCAGGCTGACGGCGACGGCATGATCATGGGCACGTTTAATACGAACCTGACTGGGTACACTGGGGCGGATGAAAACCAAGTCCTCTACGTAGCCGTTGGAGGCGGCCTACCCACAAACGTAAAGCCTACTGGTTCTGGGAACTTGATTCAAAACGTAGGAATCGTCTTGAAGGCAAACGGGGCTGGAACCAATGTTCAAGGTCTTAAAGTCTCTTGCATTGGCAGAACCAACGACGTACCGAATCTTGCCGTAGGAAACATCTGGGCAGGTAACTCAAGCGGAGTAACCCAGTCCACAAGCACGGCTTATATAGACATTGCTAACGGCAGAGTTGGTATCGGCACCACATCCCCTACTCAAGCCCTTCATGTAAGCGGCTCAGGAAAGAACATATATATTGACGACGGCAACTTAGTTCTGAACGCAGCAAACTCTGGTAAAGTATACTTCGGTGTAGCTGGAGAGATGGGTGCGAGTAATACAGGAAACTCAGTAACACTTCAGAAAAGCGGAAACGGCAATAAGTTTTTGTTTGACACGCAGAACGGAGATTTGATCGTTCGAAATGACAACACAGGCGCTTACACAGTAGTCGAAAAAGAGGCTATTAGAATAAATTCTTCAGGAGCCCTCAAGTTCCTTCAGCACAACGGTGCCACGAACAATGACGGAAAGGTTCTTGTTTGGAAGAACTCGCCTTCTTCAGTAACCAACGTAAGAGGCGTGGTTGATGTTGCTGGAGACTTGAGGGTTAACGACTACTCTTCTGGGTCTGCCGTTGAGGTTGCCAGACTCGGTAATGACGGGGTTCTCAGGTTCTGGGAGGGTGCCAACTACGTAGGCCTGAAGGCTGCTTCAGCCATGACCTCTGATGTAGAATTTGCCCTGCCAGCTTCTGACGGTACTGCAGGGCATGTGCTTGTAACAGACGGTTCTGGAAACTTGAGTTTTGCCGCTCAGTCTGGCGGAGGTCTTTTAGAAGATGATCCTTCTCCTAGCCTATCGGCAGACCTAGATGTTTATGATGGAACAACACCTCATTCCATCACCACCACCGAGACTAACGGAGACATATCAATCCAGCCCAACGGCACAGGTAATGTGTTGCTAGGTGATTATGAATTTGATGGTGATCAAGGAGCAGCATCTGGTCTTGACAATTACGTCTTGACATACGACCATGCTTCAAGAACAATCTCTCTTGAAGCTTCACAAGGATTGCAGTCTACAGGTACCATTTCTAGTAATGAGGTTCCATTCTTCTCTTCTGGAGATTTGGCGACCGATACTGACTTCACATTCGATAGCGACATCCTGACGGTCCCGATGGTAACTCAGGACAAGATACGGAAACTGAAGCCTTCTCCTACTTCTGCCGTAGGATCTTTTGGATCGAACTCTCAGACTATGTCGAGATTCGGTGGCAATGTTAGCGTTACCGTAGGACTGGTTTACGCAGCCTCTGGCGGGTCGTTCGGCCTGGCCGACGCTGACTCAGAGTCTAGCGCCAAGGGTCTTCTTGCTGTAGCGTCAGCAACAGGGAACTCGGACTCTACAGATATGGTTGTTCAGGGATTTGTTAAGCTGTCCTCAAACGGGGGTTTCTCCAGTGCGAGTGCTGGAGACCCTCTGTACATCAGAGCCTCTGCAGGCACACCTGCGAGTGAAGGTCTTCTTACATCTAGCGCTCCTACAGGAACAGGAAATATTGTTAGAGTCGTCGGGTATGTCTCAGACCCCACTAATGCAATCGTATATTTCAATCCAGATAACACTTGGATTGAATTATGAGTGTAAGTAAAATAAACGGTGTTACTTGGAGTGATATCTCCAAGACCAATGGAGTTGCTAGTGCAGACATTGAGAAAGTCATGGGTGTCGAAGCGGCTGATACGCTTCTTCTAGATACCTATACTGGCACTACGGCAGCGTATAGCTTTAGAAAGCTTAGAGCTGCGTACTCGGGCAACTGCATAAGGGTTCAAAACGACAACGGAATAAATCTTGATATTGGGTTTTCAGGTGGGTACTTAGATACAGCTGCCATAGCAACGCACTGCGGAAGTGGAGATGGAAAAATAGTTACCTGGTACGATCAATCATCGTCAGGCGCTAACGTAACTCAAAGCTCAGCTTCAGCAATGCCCATTATATTCTCTAGTGGGTCCATGAACAACGTCAATGGCAAGGCTGCTGCTTCTTTTGACGGGGGGGATAGATTAAGGTCTTCATCAGCCTTCGACCTTCATGCAGGCACTTACTATGCAACAAGCGTAGTTTCAATAGGTAGCTCTGTACCCAACGCTCAGATCCTTAGCCAAGACGATTCTGCTGCGGGAAGCACCTCTAGGATAGCTCAGTACATAAGGCTCGCATCAACGGCAAGACTTATAGCTTTTCTCACAACTGGTAGCGTAGTTCAAGATCGAGGCAACGTTCCAGGAACAAACTCACAGCAGCAGATTTCAACTATAGCGTTATCAAGTAGCCTTGAAGCTTTTGTAGATTCCGCCAGTAATGGGTCGACTAGCTATAGCGGATCATTAAGAAACGGATCTGACGAAGTTTCTGTTGGATCCAGCAATAGAAGCACTACTGCTTCAGATTTATTTACAGGAGATATCCAGGAAATAATTCTTTGGGATGGTGATCAATCTTCAAACAGATCCCTCATTGAATCTGCTGTTGATACTTACTATTCAATAACATGATAAAGTACGTAGACTCTTCTCTGAACTCAGACCTTAACACTCTAGCAAAAATGAGATTAGCTAGTCGGTGTTTATTTTTATGTGTTAATCCATCTGTAGTCCCTCCATACTCTTCGTACAATTTTTTTGAGGTGTCTGAGGAGGGAGATAGATCGGTTATGATTGTGAATGAAAACGAGAAGATTAAAATTTCAGATAAGGATCATCTATCTGAATTTCTTGATTTGTTTTCAATAACGGAGTCAGAAAAAAACTCCATACTCGATTCTGTATCTGTAGGCGACAAGGTCAGCTTTTCTTTTATTGAGCCTAGCTCGATGGTAAAAAAGACTTATGACGAAATGGTCGATCTTGGTCTACTAAATATTGAAGACGTTGACGACATGTAAGAACAGCTTCGTATATTTGCACCAACAATAAATTTCATTTCAATGCCACAAACATTTACAACCAAGAGATGGTCTATCTCAGAGGAACAGAACTTCGGGGAGTTCACATTGCTAAACCCTGAAGTCAAGGTTCTTGCATGTCAAGTTCTCTGGAACAGCGCTGTGCTTGTGATAGAAGCCACTGAGAACGGAGGTGCATTCAAGCATCGCAGCAGTGTGTCGTATGCTAATCCAGCTGAGACCGACATCAATGAAATCGTAGACGCAGCGATGACGGCTGCATTCCCTGGCGCTACTGTGACTACAGAGCCAGCGGAGTAAAACAATAAAGAACCATAAAGAGAGGGGCCATCGAGCCCCTTTCTTTGTTTTGTATATTTGCGTTATGAGCAGTCCAAGCGCTATCTCCAAGAGAATAAAGAACATGCTAAAGAAGTATGGGCTGAAGGGTGTGAACAAGGCAAAGAAGACACCTAGCCACCCGAAGAAGTCTCATATCGTTCTCGCCAAAGAAGGCAACAAGATCAAGCTAATTCGTTTCGGAGAGCAGGGCGCCAAGACTAACCAGAACGCGAAACAGCGCAAGGCTTTCAAAGACAGGCACAGAAAGAACATTGCCCGTGGCAAGATGAGCGCAGCTTGGTGGGCTAACAAAGTAAAGTGGTAACATGAACGCAGTCAAGTACAACAAGGGAGGCAAGCTCAAGGTGAGCACGAAAACTATGAGTGTTCCACCGCCCGATGGGTATCACTGGATGGAGGAGCGTGGTAGATACTTCCTCATGAAGGGAGACTACAAGCCACACCCAGGCGCCGTCAAAAACGCAAAGTTCAAACTTGTAAATCATTCTTAATATGCCAGGAAACAAATCAAGAATAAGCTACCTGCTAGATCAGCTTGAAAGAGCGGACGAAGGTAGAAGCACTAGCCCAGACAGAGCCGCTCACCTGTCTTACATAGATGACAGGATCGGAGATATGCTTTCTCCTTCTGAAGCTAGAATGGCAAAGGAAGATCTAACTAGAAGAAGACTTCAAGGTGAGTCTGCTAAAGGTCAAGCCGATGCCATATCTAAGATGAATAGCGGAGGAAAGGTAAAGTTCAATAAGAAGTATACATCTGGTTCGAGTAACGTCTCTGAAAGAAAAAAGTTGATGGCTGAGATTGCAGCTATTTACAAGAAGTACAGAGGGTCAAAAGAAAAGAGAAAGAAGAAAGGATTCCCACCTGCTGTAGCTGCTAGACTCAAGAAGCTTATGGCTAAAAGAGATAAGATATGAAGCCACTAAAGAAACCTACAGAAGATCAAGAAGGTCTGAAGAAACTCCCCGAAAAAGTTCGAAATAATATGGGCTACTTAGAAGAGGGTGGTTCTGTACAGAAGTACAAGAAGGGAGGAAAGGTTGGAAAGAAAGGCAAGGGCTATGCCAGCCTGGATGCTGCTGAAAAGCAAGTATACAAAAGAGGACTGGCGGCTTATATGAGCTCAGGAAACAGACCTAAAACATCTCAGCACGCTTGGGCTATGGCAAGAGTAAGGTCAGCATTTGGAAAGAGAGAGGCAGCCAAGATCCGCGCAGGCAAGAGCAAAAAGAAGAAGTAGTAATTTCATTATATATTTGCACAAAATTTAATTCATGGAAAATCAAGAAGTTAACGAGACTCCGTCAGTGGAGTTTCTTTCTGACGAGCAAGTTCAGAACGTCACACCTGAAGAGATTCAGCAGTCAGAGGCAGCTACACCGCCGCCGCCTGATGTGATTGATCTGGATGCAGCGATGGAGTCAGAACAGCAGGAGGCAACGGCACCTGTTGAAGAAACATTTGACAATACAGAAAACCAACAACAAACACAAGAGTCGCCAGTCGACCTCGACGCAGAAGTTCTCTCATATCTAAGCGAAAAGCTGGGTAGAGATCTTGGGTCGTTCGATGATCTGGCTACTCAGCAACAAGAAAGCGTGCTTGATGAGCGCGTAGAAGCTATCGCTCGGTTCGTCCAAGAGACTGGCCGAGACCCTCAGGACTGGTTTAGATATCAGCAACTCAATGCCTCCGAAATGGATGACATTACCGCTGTTAAGATCAACATGATCTCAGACTATCAAGACCTTTCTTCAGACGATTTAGATACGCTTCTGTCAAGCAAATACAAGCTCGACCCGAATCTGCATACAGAGGAGGAGGTGAAACTTTCGATGTTGCAGTTGAAGATGGATGCTAAAGAAGCTAGGGATAAGATTAACGGTCTCCGTGAGTCTTACAAGACCCCCGTGGCTCAACAGCAGTCTGTCGACGACACTTCTCCGTTTGATGACCAATGGGTCGCAAGCATGAAGAAAGATCTTGGCGCCCTTGATGGTGTCGAGTTCGATTTGGGAGACGGTAAGTCTTTCACCTTCGGTTTGACCAACGACTACAAAGGTCAGCTTGCTGAGAAGAATACTCGCCTTGAAGAGTTCTTTGATCCTTACGTGAACGAGGATGGGAAATGGGACTACGATATGCTGAACATGCACCGCACTGTGATTGACAATATCGAAACGATTGTACAGTCAGTCTACAAGCAAGGCATGTCAGACGGTCAACGAGGAATCGTTAACCAAGCAGCAAACGTCAGTGCTAAAAGCCCGAACCAAGGAAGTTCTCAATCAGGAGATTCGTCACTCGCAGCGCAGCTTCGGCAAGCGTTGGGAAATGACCGTCTCACATTTCGTTGATTAATAACTTGCTAATAACTATAAAATGGGAGCAACTAACCAGGACAACGGCACAGCCTACGGTCCTAAAAGCCTCGGGCTCGGGGCGCAGAACTACACTTCATTGGGATCACTTCTCGACCCAACGAAGGAGGATGTAAGAGAGCTTTACATCGAAACTTTTGGAGATCAGGGATTGACAGGATTCTTGGATCTCACAAATGCAGTGAGAAACGCAGGTACTTCTGATGAAGTCCAGTGGTACGAAGAAGGCCGCTTGCACAGAACTTTCAGCATCACCTCTACAGGTGCTTTGGTTGACGGAACTGCGCAAACCTTCACTATCACAGCTGACGATTCAGTTGACACTATAGTAAACTCAGAGGACATCGTTCGTGTAAACGACGTGTTGTTGAGAGGGGACGACAGAATCATCGTTACAGAGGTTAACGCTGCAGTTACTTTCTCTGGCGTGCCTATGAACGCCAACGCATCAGCCATCTCAACTGCAGCTGAGTGCGCAGTAATCGGTAACATGTACGGTCAGGGAACTGCCCAGCCAGGTAAGTTCTACCAGTCTTCACTCACGAAGCGTAGAAACAGCTACATTATCACCAAGGACACGTTCCACGTCAATGGCTCTCAGGCCACCAACATCGGTTGGTTGAAGGTCGGCGGCCAGTACAGATGGTACGTTAAGGGTGAGATGGACGCTCGTAAGCGCTTCATGAACCAGCGTGAAGCGATGATGTTGTGGTCTAACGGTAGCTCTACTGCAGCCGACACACTCACCGTTGGTACAACCTTCAACAAGTCTGAAGGATACTTCGCTGCCGTTGAGGACAGAGGCATTACTACTGACGAGTTTGGAACCGTTGGTGGTGGCGCGGGTACTCTCGCTGACCTCGACGCGATCATCTTGGAGCTCGACAAGGAGGGCGCAGTGAACGAGTACGCTATGTACTTGAACAGACAGGCCTCTTTGGATATTGATGATGCCTTGGCTACGGGTATTGGAGGATCTATCACTGGAGGCTTGGCTTCTCAGTTTGGTGCCTTCAACAACTCTGAAGACTTGGCTGTAAAGCTCGGCTTTAAGTCCTTTACTCGTGGTGGCTACACTTTCCACAAGCACGACTGGAAGCTGTTGAACGACCCAACCATGGGTGGTATCGGAAACGTCAAGGGCGCGATGGTGCCTATGACTCAGGTTGCTGACGCTAGCACTGGTGTCAAGTCTCCAGCTTTGGAGATGTGCTACAAGGCTGCGAACGGGTACAGCAGAGACATTGAGCACTGGGTCGAAGGTGGTGGAGTCCTCGGATTCAACACTAACGACGAGGATGTGGCTAAGTTCCACTACCGCTCAGAATGCAACTTGGTAACTCGCGCTGCAAACCAGCACGTATTGCTCAAGTAATCTAAATGGTAATCGAGGGGGAGAAACGGTCTCCCTCTCTTTTACTTTCTATTCTTTAATTAAAATCTAATTCAATGGCGACTAAAACAACTAGCCGTAAAAAGGCTACAGGCTCTACGACGGCGGCTATGGTAATTCCTAGCAACTCTCAAAGAAAAGCCCCTACTGCCGACGGAAAGGCAAAACAACTGCACGAGTACAGACTGAACAGACCTGGAGGTGCTGTTTACTTGATGAGAAACACTACGTACAACTACTACGACGAGGACCTAAATAAAGTCCGAAACGTGAGATACTGTGCTGGAGAGACCTCTATTTTTTCAGACGAGCAATCAGACAACCCTGTAAGAACTCCACTCACCTTTAGAATGGGCGTATTGCTTGTCAATAAAACTCAGCCGAATCTGATTGAGTTTATGTCGAAGCATCCAGACAACGTAGCTAATGGCGGCACTAAGTTCTACCTGGTTGACTACGTATCTCAGAAGCAAGAAAGCTTGGACGACGAGTTCCTTGCTGCAGACGCTATCGTAACGCTGAGAACAAAGCCAGCTGAGGAGCTGCTGATGGTAGCTACTGCTTACGGCATGGACACAGATAGAGAGTTTGCTGAAATTAAGCACGACCTGCTTCAAAAGGCAAAGGCGAATCCTGCAGGTTTCATCAAGTCATTTGACGATCCTGCAGTGAAGATGAAGTCTAAGATCAACGCGGCTGTCAACTATCAAATAATTAAACTTGACCCTGACGCAGTGCGATGGTTTGACACTGGGCAACAGATTATTTCTGTTCCAGCAGGCATGGACCCACTCAATGTGTTTGTCCGATACTGCTTGACGGAAAAGGCTGTTCCTATCGTAGAAGAGATAGAGAAACAGCTTAAGTGAGAGAAGGCCCCTGAGAAGGGGCTTTTTCTTTTTGTATATTTGCCTTATGCCAGTAAGTGTAAACGTAGTTTATGGAACGCTGAAAAACCTAGTAAACAAGGACCAGTTGGGCTTTGTGACTATTGACGAATTCAACAGGTTCGCACAGGTGGCTCAGCTTAGAATCTATAACAGGCTGTTCGATCAACTAAAGGACGGCAGCAGATTGGAGCGAGCTGGCTTCGGCCAGGGAAGAGATAAGTCCAAGTTCAAGCAGGTACAAGAAGACCTAGCTACTTTCGCTAAGTCAAAGACAGTCACCAAGGCCAGCGGTGTATTCGCTAAGCCAGATGATATGTCTCGGGTCATTTCAGTCGCTACGGCTGGAGACGTTCTGTTTGGGCAGACCACGAGAGTTCCTGTGGAGATTTGCTACGACGAAGAGAAGATCGAAAGGATTCTCGGTAGCACTCTCAACGCCCCCTCTGAAGCCTTCCCCGTGGCTCTCGTCACTGGGGACATAGAGGTCTTTCCTGAGAGCATTAGAAAGGTTAAGGTTAGGTACTATAAGGTCCCTCAGAGCTTTCAGACTGACGGAACGACTCGGTCCGATGACCCACCCACGTTCGGTGTGGTTTCTCCTTCTGAGACTTACGACCCTACAGCGAGCAGGGACTTTGAGCTTCCTGAGCACTACACCATGGATTTGATCTTGGAGATGGCTAGCCTTATCGGGGTCAACCTTAGAGATCAGGCTGTCATTGCTTTTGCCGAGAAGGAGCAGCTGGACAGAAAAACTGAACAATCATTCTAATGGCCAGAAACTACATACCTATAAGTCAGGTCGTAAACGACTTCATGATCAGCCTAGACGGTAACGACTATGGCGCTCATATAAGCGATGCAGCTGTTAGAAACTTTGCACTCAGGGGTGTCAGGGAGCTGGGGTTCGATATGCTCAAGGTGATTAGATCATTGAAGCTTAAGGTCAACACAGCGAACAGCACTGTCGAGTTGCCAGACGACTATGTCGATTGGAGTAAGGTTGGCATTGTTGGAGGCGATGGACTTCTGTACGTTTTGGGTGAAAACAAAAACATCAACTATTCTCAGAAGTATTCAGAGACCGACGGCAGCACATACGACACTGACGGAGACGGACTGAAGGAGAGAGAGGATAGCAAGGGCGCTACAGATGGGCAAGTAGGAGGATCATCAGATGACGGATTCGGATCTTATGTGTTCAGAAACTACGTATACGGCAATGGTGACGGACAGCTTTACGGGTACGGTGGCGGCAGATACCAAGGTGAGTTCAGGGTAAACATGGACCAAAACAGAATCGAACTCAAGAGCAACAACGACATCAGTGAGGTAGTCATCGAGTATGTAGCTGATGAAGCTAGATCGACAAATCCTCAAGTTCACGTTTATGCTCAAGAAGCTTTGATGTCTTACATGTACTATAAGATGATCGAGCGCAAGGCTGCCGTTCCAGCTAACGAGAAGGCTAGAGCTAGATCTGAGTACTACAACGAGAGAAGAAAAGCCAACGCTCGCATCAAGTCGTTCACCAAAGAGGAAGCCCTCAAGGTCATCAGAAAGAACTACAAGCAAGCTCCTAAGGGATGATAGAAAGTACTACTCCAAAGAAGTGGGTTTCGGATAAAGACGAGCGCCTGCTTGGTCCAGGCGAAATGATTTTCGCTCAGAACGTCATAGTCTCTGAGAGAGGTGGTGGCTCTGTAGGTGTCATCAAAACGATGAAGGGGACCACTAGCATCAACCCAGTTACAGCGGAGAGCGGAACTGACACCAGCGCTTGGGAGGTTTCAGGATCGGTTGCTGACAATCAGAGAAACTACCTCTACCTTTTCGTCAATGACGAAGCGTCGGGTGATAGCGGGAGAATTGTAAGGGTTGATGCAGAGAATTCAGAGTGGAAGACAGTTCTGTCTAATGGCATCTCCCTGAAGAGAGGTAACCACGTAGTTGGCACCGTCATCAACAAGGCCTTCCAGCAGGACGGTGTTGTTCAGACAGTTCTCTACTTCACAGACAATCACTATCAGCCATACAAGATAAATGTAGATAGAGCGCTCGCTGGTGATTACGACGACATCGACAATGATGAGTACCAGCGTTTTGCCATGCACACGATCAGAGCTGCGGCTTGGCAGATACCTAATGTTGGTTTTGAAACCGACGAGGACTTTAATGGCAACAACTTCAAAAGTGATGTCTTTCAGTTCGCTGTCCAATACATCTACAAGGATGGTGAGGAGTCTGCGCTTAGCGGATATTCAAAGCTGGCCGTATCCCCATACCTGTCTAACAAAGGAACTAGCCTGATAAGCAAAGGGGCGGATACTGGCAATGTTTGCGTGATAGGAAACTTGTGGGGTTCGCTGTTTAGCGACAGGTACGCTGACGTAACGAAGGTGAGGCTGCTTGCCCGAATAAGCAACAACGATCCCTTTTACGTTCTCGATGATTTCGATCCGAGAGCGAACAAGACAAGGTACGTTGGAGGAAACTCTACGGTTGTCTACGACTCCACTACATACGAGTATAAGTTCTACAACGATCAGTACTACACCACAGTATCCCAGACGACATCTCAGAAGATGTACGACAACGTCCCTCAGAAGGCAGAGGGCCAGGCGATTTCTGGAAACAGACTTATGTACTCCAACTACGAAGAAGGTTATCCGAATGTAGATCTAGGAGACGACATCACCTTCACGGTCACCTATGGAGAGGATACTACCGCTGGAGGTGTGTTTCACGTATCTGCAGCGGGAGCAGCTCAAAAAGCAATAAGAGTATCGGGAAGCTCTGTATCTGGAGAGACACCAGTCACTGCAGAAGGAGACCCCTTGAAAGGTGATGTTTTTGTGGATCTGACTTCATCTGGGTTTGTGTGGCCTGGGAGTAATAACGCGAGCTCAACTGTGCCCGCTGGCACTGTGACTCGTATAGGTTTTACATACCAGCCAAGAGCCGAATACCACAAAACAAGTACTGCGGGCGGCGGTGCTGGCATAACCCTCATTGAAGGAGCCTCTAATTCAGGCGGAGATACGTTTGACCTGAGGCTCGCATCTGTGTCTGGGGATAGCCTGAATACAGGCGTTAGCGCAACTTCTTTCACTGTAGATCAAGAATGTGTGTTCTTGCTTCAGTACACATCCGACACTGACGAGGATGTGGATGACATTGCAACCAATATGAGATCTCAGCTTTCTGATGAAAGCGTAGAAGAGACAATGAGGTTTACTCGTGTGGGGTCGGGGACTGTCGGAGGCGTTATTGAAAATTCTACCGCGACAAGCGGGTCCTGGTCGAACGGAAACTCAGTCAACTTTGACAACTGCACTCTTGACGTCACTTTCGGTTTTAACGACACTGATGTTTCTGGGAGTAATGATGGAGATTTTGTTATAGAGCCGTATGTGAAAAGAATCAAAGTTATTCAGCACGAGGTAAGCGGGTTGGTTCTTGACGATGCAACATACACTGATTATCCGACTATACAGGCCAATGTTGTGATCAACAACAACCAAATATCTTTTGGATCTCCTATAGACACGTATGTCAAAAACGGATCTCAGAGTGTATTCTCTGTAGCCCCAACAGACTCATCATCATTCAAGGCTGGGTCTTCTCACGATTTTGGAATTGTCTTCTTTGATCAGTGGGGTAGGTCTGGGTTTGTGAACGAGATAGGTTCTGCATACATCGACCAAACAGGAGAGAGGGCGGCAGGAACTGGAAAGGGATCCGCTCAACTAAGAATAAACTTCCCTCAGGGCTTAAACTCTGTTGTGCCTGACTGGGCCTACTCATGGGCTCCAGTGTACGGAGGGTCTCAGTTTTCTAATGTCCTGCAGTATACAACGGGTGGCGCGTACATCGTTAAAGAAACCTCAGGCACCTACGCCTCTATCGTGGCGGACAAAAGAATTTATGTGTCTCTGAACACACTGGTTCAACACAAAGAGAAAACATCATCCACTAGAGATTATTCCTTTACCAAAGGTGATATCTGCAGGGTGATAAGCTATAAGGATGCTGACACGGGAGTGAGAACTTTCCCGAGCACAAACGAAAGCGGAGGAGGCATTATAGAGTTTGAGGTTCTTGGGGTTGAGACGTTAACTGCTGGCAATGGAAACCCTATTGAAGGAGCCTCTTCTAACGATCAGACTGAAGGACAGTTCTTGGTTTTAAGGGCTCCAGAGATTGAGGGTGGCTTTAGAGTGGACACTACTGGAGACGGAAGCCCAGATGCCAACCTTAAGTACGAGGGGTTTGACTGGTTCTCAATGACGGGTGCTGCTTCTTATCCAGTAGACGTAAACCCTAACTCTGGAACCGCCACGAACTATTGGGGACAAGAGTGTGTCATAGAGCTTCTTACACCTAAGAAGTCTGCGGACACAAAAGTGTACTATGAGTTTGGAGTGCAGAAAAAACTGACAAACACCAGCAACCCTCTCGGAGCTAACTTAACACTGATCGATGGAGACGTCAGGCTAAGAACAGTCTCTTGCGTAACCCCAGAGTGGAACGGTGTAGATTCTTTCAACCAAGACGATCTTGAGGATTGGGTGTTTGTTCCGTTTGCACTAGAAGATCAATATCCTACCGAGATCTCAAGCGAGAAGGCATGGAACAGGGGTAGAGCTCATGTGAAGTTTGACAGAGCCGCAACAGTCAACAGATATAACAGCATCACGTACAGTGATCCTTACGCTGATGACACCGCGTTTCTTACGCTGTCTTCTTTCACGCCTGCCAACGCGAACTTCTTTGACTTACCGTCAGAGCACGGCGGTTGCAAGTTTATTGGTATGAGCGGTGACAACCTCATGGCTCTCCAGGAGAATAAAGTTTCAAGACTTAGCATAAACAAGAGTGTTATTGAAACGGGTACCCAGAGCGGACTCGTATCTCTGGCGGCCTCCCCTGTAAACAACCTCGTCTCCTACTCTGCAGATTTCGGAACTCAGAATCCAGAATCTGTTACCGTTAGGGACGGTGTCGTGTACTTCGCGGACGTAGAGAGATCCGCTCTTGTGAAGGTATCCCAACAAGGAATGACTGTAATGTCTGACACGGAGAACAAGTCGACATTCGATGACAGGTTTGACAACTCTACTTCTGTTGTGTCTGGGTTCGACCCAGAAGACGACATAGTGTTCTTTACATTTAACGCTTCAGGCGGCTCTAGGACCTTCGGGTGGGACGAGAAGAGTGGAGCTTGGACATCGGTCTATACGTTTATCCCTGAGGGCTACGCCACACTGAGAGGTAGGTTTTACGCTCTCGGATCTGGCGATTCTAGCACTGGCGCATTGGCTCACGAGTTTAACGACGAAGACAACTCTAACGTATTTATGGGGAGGTCTTCAGCTGACGTCTCGAAGGTGCATGTCATCTTCAATGACAATCCGAACAGGGTCAAGCACTACCAGAGCATCTCCATAGAAGGTGATAAGGCTTGGATTACGGTCATTAAAAGCAGTGAAGGCACTACATCTCCAAACCTTTCATTTGAAGAGAAGGAGGGTGTCCATTACGCTTACGTAGGCGCTGGCTCATCCACAAACTACAACAACGTATACGCAAATTCTGAGAAGTACCTCCCTATTGGAGAAGTGGAGTCTGTTGATTCAGGCACCAATACTGCTGTCATCAAGAACAGCCTCAGAGGTATGCATATACCTATCGGGTATAAGCTGGCTCAAAAAGGAGTAAGTGAGGACACCATATCGGATCTGGTTGGTATCACAATCTCGTCTGTTAACAGATCAGAAAAGAAGATTACATTTAACGGTGTGACTGGTATAGACGTAGGAGATAGGCTCTTCTGCTTCGCAGATGGAGGCATCACTGGAGATAAGATAAGAGGCAACTGGGCTAGAGCTGAACTCAGCTACACTCCTCAGGGTGCATCCTTTCCATCCGAGATAAGCGTAAACGAACTACATGCAATCAATGCCTACTACAAAGATTCTAAGGCGAATCACGCACTAGGCAATCAATAACTATATTTGTAAAATGCTGGAAGCACTACACACTCTCATATCAATCATCTTCAGGGAAGCAGACCCTAATCTTACCTACGCGTTTGAACCCGTGACCATGGGCCTCATGGCGGGTAGCGCTTTGCTTAAGGCTCTAACTGGTAAGATGCAGTCGGGGATGCAATCCGATGCGTTCCGCGATCAAGCTGAGGCTGATGCGCTGCGAGCGAAGACTTCAATAGGGGAGGCAGACAGAATGATTGAGGCGGCGGAGCGCCGCAGAGCAGACTATGGTTTGGGGCCGTCCTTCACAGACCTAAGAAGAATGGTCATGGAGGATCCCACCTCTGACTACTTAAGGAGGGAGGCGGCCAAGACTGAAGCGAAGAATCTTGACGCTCTAAAGTATGGAGGCGCTAGATCTCTTGCTGCGGGAACTCAATCCGCTACTCAGCAAACACTAGACAACCTGTCTAAGATTGCCGCAGATGAGCAAGCAAGGAAGGCTCAGGGTCTTGGCGTCGTAGGAGCTCAAGAGCAGCGAGTTGCAGAACAGAAGCTTGTGGATGCCAGAACAGACCTCACGCTCGGTAGAGGTATGCGTGCCGAGGGTTTGGCGCAGCAGTATGGATCGGAAGACATGATGAGGTTCGGAGATGTGCAGAAGAGAATGGGTAACCTTCAGTTCGGCAGTGACCTTATTGGGTCTGGAATTGACATCGCAATGCAGACTGATTGGGGTCAAGGCAAGGGTGCTGGAGGCGGACTCAAGAAACTTTTTGGAGGTGGTGGCGGAGGCAACATTGAGAAAGCCGCTGAGTTGTTTGGAACAGGGGGTACAGGGGGTACTTCAGGCGGAGGTGGTGTAGACCTTTTTAGTGGGGCAGACCCTTACGCCCAGATTGACATCTTCGGCAGGAAGGAAAACGGAGGGAGAGTGACAGCCTTCAAGGAAGGAGGGGAACTGATGAGAGACCAAGAAACTCCTGGGGAGTTCTCTCACAAAAACAACCCTATTGACATCATGCAAGACGGAGCTAAGATCGGAGAGATGACTGGAGGAGAAGGCATTGTGTCACCTGAAGACATGGGTGAATGGGAACAAGAAGCTGCTAAGGGGGACACTCCGCTTCACAGGAAAGTCAGAGCTTGGTTCAGAAAAATAAATCAAAAGGATAATGGCTGATTCAAGAGGGACAATAGCTGGGCTAGGTCGATTTAATCGCCCGACTCAGTCTCCGTATGCCAAGGAGTACATGAAGGGCATGCAGCAGAGTAATCTCGCTGCGGGTTCAGCACTAACAGATTTTGCCAAGAAGTTCGGAGAGATCAAAACGCAAGAGCGTAAGGCTCTTACGATGATCCCAGACGCTGACTTCTCAAGCGACCCAGCGGTATCATCTATGTTTGCCTCTGACGCCCAGGGGATTAAAGACAAAATTAACGGAGGTGTAGAGGGTGCATACAATTTCGCTGACGAGGCTGATATCCTGAGGTTTAACAATGACGTAGCTAATTTCCAGAAAGAAATAACAGAGGCTGAGACTATATATGATCAATCAATCAAGGGGTTTCAGGACTTAGAAACTGCGCACGACTACTTTGTCAAGACTGGGGCAGATCCCAGGCAGGCACCTACCGAAAACATCAAGGGTGTCGGTGAGGTTTACAACGCCAAGATTGGGATGCAAGCTTTCGACGACACGATGGCAAAAGCCTCAGCTTTGAGAGAAGGCGAGATGAAGAAGCAACCTGATGGAAGCTACGTTCTTGTAGGTAAAGGAGGTCAAAAGCTAGGTGAATACAGGTCTAAAGAGGAGTACTTCAAAGAGTTAGCTGAGCTCTCAAAGCCAGACCTCCAGCCAGTTCCTGTCATCGACGGATTGAACTTTGCCATAGAAGAAAAATGGGCTACTCAGTTTGACACTAGAAGTAAGGCTGAGTCAGCTGCGTTGACCTATGTACTAAACAACCCTGCTATCGCAGACAGAAGAGCTCGTGAAGTCATGGGGGTCTCTGAACTAGCTGAGCAAGGTGAGATGTCTGAAGAGGCTAAAGCCATGCTTGCGAAGCATCCAAACGCATCGGCTAGATTTGATTCGGTGTCTGATGCACAGCTCGCTTACGCAAAAGAGATTGTTCAGGGGTGGGAAGACCTCAAGAAAAAGGAAGCGGCACCAAAGGCTACAGCAACTCAGACTGCGAAAGCACAAGAGAAAAGAAAGAGAAAGGACGCCGCCATGGAGTCTATCAGGGTTGTGGGAGATGAAATCCAGAACGCTGTTCGTGGTGGAGGGTTGTTTGAGGCTGTTGTTGGGTCTGGTAATATAGAGCCTGGCACAACTGCCCCTGGAGAGAAAGTTACCTTCCCCTACTCGCTTGATGACAGCATTCAGGTTACCGACGAGGATGGCAATGAGCTCGACTTGAAAGTCACGCAGTTTTCTTACGATGTTTTCGGAGACAAGATTCAGCTGATAGGAACAACATCCAAGTCCAGCTCCCCTGGTCAAGCGGAAACGATCGTAGACAAAAGAGTCACGATTGACGGATCAAATATCGATCAGATCGCCAAGTTGGATCAACTCTTAAACATGGAGTACGGCGTAAAGCTAGCCGAATTATTTCGTAAATTTACATCAGGCGAATACCAGATGGCTCCAGACTTTCAGGGTCGTACTACCCAGGAAGAAATTAACGCAGCGATGGGTCGAACAACTACAAGTCCAACAGGCGGCATAGCACGATAAACAATGAACGAAAACGAACAGCTTCTAAAAGACTACGTAGCAACGTGGGATAAGTATCAGGATTGGGATACGGTCAATTCGAAGTTCCCAGAGTTTGCGGACACAGACTCTCAGATCCTTAAGGATTACGTGGCAACTTGGGAGAAGTATCAGGATTGGGATCAGGTAAACGAGAAGTTCCCAGAGTTTTTCTCTCAAAAAAAAAAGGATGGTCCATCCGAATCGGACGTCTCTCCATCTCTTGGAGCAGGAACTGAACCTGGGAGCCTAGGCTGGACCTTAACTAAGTTCTTTGGCAAGATGTCCCCCAACATGGGGATTAAGATGGGGGCCTACGAAATGGAAGCTGAGGAGAGGAGGTTGGCTGAGGCTGGACTTCTTGAGGACTTCAACAGGTATGATTTTGGTGGACTTGACGTAGACGCTATCACGAGGTCAGCTCAGATAAAGGCTGAATCTCAGGCCCCTGAAATTTATTCGGCCCTGGGGAGTGATCAAGATTTTCTGGATGGCCTTGCTCTCATAGAGAGTAAGAAGGCTGGTGACAAGATTGCCGTCGGAACTAGCTATGCAGGGTATGGAGCTGCCTACACCCCCACGCAACACCGAGGTCTGACGCAAAAGGAGATCGATGAAGAAAGAGAGAACTTCATAAAGGAGGCCTATACGAACAAATTTACGGAGTTCAATCAGGGGTCTCTTAAGGAAGAGATTTTGAGCCAGCTTACACCAGAACAGAGAGCAAACAAGGAGTTCCTCTCGATGCTGTCGGATAAGCTGTACTATCACGGAGAACTGAATGTGGACTTAGATGGTGATGGTAGATACAACGACCAACCCCTCATACAAGACATGGTCACGTCGATAGACATGAGTTTTACTGGATTGGCTCAGGGGGTTGCGCTTCCTGCTGTGATGCCTTTTCTAGACGAAGAGCAACAGAAGGCACTGTTCGATCACATGAACGATGCCGACGAAACCGCTGGAAGAACTATGACGGTAACCGAGGACGGGATTTCGGACTCTTACCTCAACGGAGATTTCGTAAACGGAACCAAGCAGCTACTTACTGGTGTTGCTGGAGCGGCTCCAAGTATTGCGCTAGGTATGACTGGCTTTGGAGGAGCTGCTGCCTTGGGTGTTAGCGGTGGTTTCAAGTCCTACGCAGAAGTGGCTTACGACGAAGAATTCACTAATGACTTGGGTAAGTATGGATATGCCATTGCTAACGGCGTAGGAGACTTTGCGTTTGCTCGGATCGGCACTTCCATCTTCAAAGGCGCTGAACAGGCAGCTTTGAAGTCTTACACGACGGCAGGGTTGGCTAGAAAGAATGGTCAGATGTTGACTATGGATATGATTAAGGGGTACGGATACAGGAAGGGGATTGCTTTTTCCTCTGAGTTCCTTGAAGAGGCGGCCACTGAACTAACGACCAGCTACTTTTCTGCGATCGGAAAGGGTGAAAAGTTTGACTTGGCCTCCGAGATTTCTGGCGTGATCGATGCTGGCCTAATCGGTGGCTTTGCTGGTGTAAGCGTTGACACAGCAGGTAATACATCTGGTAGAATTAAAGCCGCAGCAAACGCACGAGCAAACGCAGCGGCAGAGACTCAGCGTCAACTCGAAGCTCAAAAAGCACAGCTTCAAAAGAAGCTTGCTGGGTACGCGACGGGAGACCCAAGAACTCAAGATCTTCAGGCTGAGATCAGCAGAATTGATTCTGATATTGAGAGCATCGTGAGAGGAAGGCAGGACTTCTATACCATGATGAGCGTTCGTCACGAGGCTGACTTTGAGCAGATGCAGCTGCTTGACGCAGAGATTGAAAGGATGGCGTCAGCCGCCAACAAAGAAGGAGTTACTGAAGAAGAGCGTTCTGTTCTGTTGGAAAGAATGGAGGGTGTAGTCAAACAGCGTATTGAGCTGCAGCAAAAGCATATTGGCGAAGACGTATCTCTCACTGAAGAGGAGTCTGACCTGATGTTCGGGAAAGCCCTGAAGGACGGACTGTCAGCAATCGACGATGAAGTAGATAAGGCGCGTAATGCGGTCACTATGTTGAGAGATAGACTTGGAACGCAAGACCCTCCTTCTCAGTCAGCATTGGATACAGCAGAGAAAGCTTTGCAAGATGAGGTCGGTAGAAGAAAAACTGTTCAACAGTTGATGGGTGAACTTGACGCTGCTAGATCTGAAGCTAGGTCAGCAAGAGCTGAGGCCGCAACAGAGGGCGGAGACATCGAAGCCTTTAACGAGGCTATGGAAAATGTAGTGTTGCTTGAGGGAGCCCTGGCTGAAGTCGCTGGTGTTGACAGCAAGATAGTTGCAGGCCCATCTCGATTCGTAGGGGATGTGCTTGACATCAACGCTCAGATCGCAAACAGAGCCACCAGTGAGTGGACTGAGGCCAACATCGAGGCTATGCAGAACTCAGGCCTCACGAAGGAACAGGTAGAAGCAATCCTCCAGTCTGAGAACTACGCAATGGTTACGGCTGAGAACCCCAATGCAAGGGCAGTAAGCGATAAGTCTAATGAAGCCAACAACAAGAAAGCAGAGGAGTACCTAAAAAAACTAGGACTTAAATACCACAAAATTGTGGGTCGCTATGGTAACGGAGAGAACAGCTTCCTTGTGGAAGGTATGACGAGAGAGCAAGCTTCAGAGTTTGCACGTCAGTTCGATCAGGAATCAGTAGCGCACAGAGAGGGACTCGTCCTTAGAGACGGGAGCATGCAGGTGTTTGGAGAGGGAGTTGACTTTAGTGGCGACCTTGACAATTACTTCAGCGCCATCAAGGATGCCGAAGGAAATGTCGTAAGGTTTGCCAAGCCTCTTTCTGAGAAATACGTAGACAAAGAAGGCAACGAAATTACCAAGCAGGAATATGAAGGCCGCATAAAGGACCTTGAGTCAAACATGCAGGCGATTGAGAACTACATTGTAGAAAAAGTTCAAGAAGCCCAAAAAGAATCAGAGGATCAGAAGGCTACAATAGATCAGAAGAGTGGTCTCCCAGAGGGGGCCGTGACAGTGAATCCTAAAGCGGGTGTCAAGATGGGTGAGGGCGGTGTTCTCAACAAGAACGAAGCCAGAACGATTAACAATCTTTTTAAGCTGTTCCAATCTCTCTACGGGTCAGAGGCTAGAATGGTTCTCATGCCTGAGGGATCTCAATCCTATATGGGTGAGGGGAATGGTGGTTTGTTTTTCGACAAGAAGGACGGAGTTCCAACCATTTTTGTGTCAGCATCTCAAGTTAGAATCAACGCAGCTAGCGAGGCTTCTCAAGCTAAAGAGCAGGGCGCGGAATACAGAACAAAGTCATTTTCCGAGACTGTCGTAGAGGAGGTCGGGCACGCAGCTATCGGGCCAGGCTTTCAGCAGCTGACAGATACTCAGCAGCAAGCCATGGAGAGGAGAGCTTTTGAGATCGCGGGCAAGGCCAGAGATGGCGGTGCTCTACTCAACAGGCTGATCGCAAAGAAAGATACTTACACGAGCGAGGGGAAGGACCCAAGAACTGTAAGAGAAGAGGTCGTCATGGATCTCCTCTCAGCCTTGTCTGGCGGGTCTTCAAATGTAAACCTCGGTATCGCAGATAGCGTTATGAGACTCTTCAATGAGATCTTGGTGAAGGCTGGCATGGCCAAAGACATGCGCTTGAATGATCCAAAATCTATCTTCCGTGTAGCTGCACAGCTTAACGCGGCAAGAAAGACTGGTGATACATTCTCCGCCGATGTAAAGTCGAATCCAAGAGAGGAATCTAAAGCCTCTGGCATGGTGAAGCCATTAGGCCTCAAGCCTGGGGAGGACGGTAAGGTTAAGATAAAAATGCTTGAAGCTTTTTACTCTTACAAGAATGGCCTCAAGAAAGACATAGGTAGTAAGGAAGTTACGAAGGAGTTTAATGACAAGTACCACTTCATCAACTGGTGGAAGAAAGTAACTAATTCTGGCGCTGACACACACTACTCCAGATTCCAAACTGAGGATGGTAAGACCATCGACACCAGCGTAATCAACAAGAAACGCAGAGAGAGAGGTAAGCCATCTAGCGATGTTGTTAATATGTCTCTTGAGGTGTACAAAGAAAGAGTGCTTGAAGCCGAGAGGCAGGGGTTGATCGATGCAGCTGCGAAGCGCATGATGCTCAACAACTACTACAAGGTCAAGAGAAGATACAATTCGGAGAAGGATTCCTACGGACTCAACTACGAGAGCTACGTTCAGAATATGAACGACAAAGCTGAGGCGATGCTAAAGAGCGCTAGCGATAGAACAGGCGTTGACTTTAACTTCGAAGAAGATTCACCAGAGGGCAAGGCTTCCTACGCGCTTAAGCTTGACCTGAGAAAGAGAGGTCAGTACCTTTCTTTTGAAGAGAAGGCTAAGTTTATGGAGATGCGATTCGGCATTAGATATGACGCTGGAAACAAGGCTCTTACTAGAATGTTCCACTCATCTGTAGCTAAGGAGGAGTACGGTATTGACTACGACAACCAATCAGAAGGTGAAGTAATCCAGAGAACCACTGATGCCTTGACTGGTCTCATGAGATCGTACTACGGAAGCGTTGGCGAAAGAGCAAGGGTGTTTGGATCAGACCCCACTGAGTTCTTCGCTAAGGATAAAGAGCAAGCTCAGATTGACGTAGACAATATGCTGAGAGCTATGGGGGGTGTGATAGACTCCTCCCCAGAGGGCTTCCTTGCTGCTTATCAGTTTGTAAAGTCGATGACATCTGTAGGCAACAAAGCCAAGCCAAATATCGTTCTCGCAAAACAAGTGATGCTTGAGTCCGCTAGATGGAGAGATTCTGGAGGGAAGACGTATATCGACCCTAGGATAATTCAAGACATCAGAGAGGGATCTGATTCTGCTGGTTTTGATGTGAAAGGAGTTCCAGGGAAGACGAGAAAAACCATTGCTGATAATCTTGACAAACTAAACAGAGAAGTCGCTAAGTATCAGAATGAAGATGGAACCTACAAGTTAGTAGAGTTTCTTGACGCAATGAACCAGGTAGACGGAGAAAAACAAACCTCTCTGTTCCCGTCAGAAACTGGCCCGAAAAGATTCGTCGCTCAAAGAGTGTTCTCGGAAAAGGTAGGCGCATTCGCTCTCAACCTGAATGGCAACAATGACGCCATGACAATCGATAGCCACATGGGTAGAACGCTTCTCCAGTTGATGGGAAGATACAATACCATGGAGAGCGTCATGGACAGGTATAGAGAAACGCTTGCTGAGATGGTAGACATGCCAGTTCCCACGGATATATTTGAGTTAGCGGAATACGACAAGAAACTTATCGACAAAGCTGGAGAGCTTGCGATGAGATCAGAAGAACAGCTTCAGAGGAGGATTGAGCGAATGCTTGAAAACATTACTGGAGAGGACAAACCAATCCCAGTAGAGTATAAGCAGCGCAGGATTATGGAGGCTGTTATTGCTCAGTCCGCTGAAGAAATGGACATGAGTATCGCAGAGTTTACTCAGCTCTTGTTCGCTGATGGACAGGTCATGAAAGGAGCTAACGACTTTAGACCAGCTGGGTATAGCGATTTTGCTACAGCTGCGGAGCAGGCCAGGCTTGAAGAAGACATGACATTCTCTGAGCGAAGAGAGGCTAGATTGACCAGACTTATTGTTGAGGCCAACAACGTAGCTGCTGCTGAGGGTGTTAATAGAAAGAACACGAAGGATTACCTAGAGTCAGCAGAGTCAGGAGTCATAGATCCAACTATGGAAGCCAAGGCTTCAATGCAGCTGTCGCTCCCATTCAATAAGAATCAAAATGCTGAAGACTCAAATCTATACAGGAAGAGATCAGCTGAAGAAGCTCTGACTGTTAAGTCAGGAATGAGGCTTAGTGACCGAAAGGTCATGGATGCCCTTGGAACCGACGCCACTTCAAGAAGAATTTTAGGTAAGAACTCTCAAATTACTGAGGGTCAACAAGTTGGGGTTAGGCTAAACCTCAATGTCATGAAGAACACTGGGGTGCCAGTTCAGACTATGCACGACAAGAATGCGACAGGGGAAGCTCTCAAGTACGCAGCAGTCGTGACCGTGAAGAATCCTGTACTCGCTGTGAATCAGAATGCACGTCGCAAGATCCTCTCTTTCCAAGAGAACAAGTTCCCAATGGCTAGTGTCAACGGGGGGTTCCTTACGGATAAGATCTCAGAGTCCAGCTTCGACGGAGTCAAGGCGTTCTTCAATCCATTCAAGCATAACGTATTTGTAGACGCTCAGGGCCGACCAATCAAGAGCGCAGGGGAAGCCACTATCGTTGGCAACACAGTGTACCTGAGAGGAGACATTGAGTACTACGATTACAACGACCCGATTTTGAAAGAGGGTAGAACCGAGAGCGCAGAACAGAGATCGAAGAGAACTGAGCGCGGACCTAAGTACGATAAGGCTCTGAAGAGATTCAAGGCTTACTCCGAAAGAGTTCTAGGATTGCAATACGCCAACGACACAGACCTGCAGGAAGCTTATGACAATATGACCTTCACTTCTCAAGTTGCTCTTGACGAAAGCGATGCTGCATCGAGAGCTGAAGAAGCTGAAGCACGAGCCTCGGCAAGACTTATGATCAGGAGAACAGCAGGTAAAGCCGCTAGGAAGTACGGTGCTGTACGGGAGCAAATATTACAAGACCCAAGAAACTACTTCTCTAAGCAAAGCATTGCCAAAGAGAAGGAAAATCTTGGTAACATGTCTGATCAAGAGCTCATCGATATAATGACTGATGACGCTTTGGGTAGGCTGCAAAGCAGAAACGATGACATGGGAGTGCTCGCTTCTGCGGAAATGATCAAGCGTGCTGTAGCGAGAGGTGACATGGATGCCATCCCAGGAATCGTAGCTGAAGCCGCAGCCATGGGGACAACAGCGGGTAGGCTGCTTCGTCACTTCCGTGAGCTTAAGAACTCTACACCGAAGGGAATCATTGAAACTCTTAAAAAGGAAATCGAGCTTAGAGGAAGAACCCTCAACGAAGCGCAAGAGAAACAGCTTAGCGGCATAGCCTCTGAATTGTTCAGGCTTCAGGCTGAGGTAGAAGAGCTCATGAAGAAGGGTGCTCAGGGAGAAGATGTAGACGCGGAACTCAAAGCGAAAGTAGCTGAGTTAAAGGAAGCTGAGCGAACGATGGATACGTTTGCAAACAAGATGATCGAGAGGAACTGGAATGAGATCGGTTCTATGCTTATTCAGGGCAACCTGCTTACTCCTATGTCTCAGATCACAAACGTTGGAGCTAACATCATCAACGCAATCGGGCAGATCGGAGTTGATCTGGTGGCATACCCAGTAGAGAAGTTGATTAAGATCTTTGACAAGAACTCTGACCCAGTTAGACGGCCGTCTTTCTCTGCGTACATGTATGGCATTAGAAAGTTTGGCAGCGGATTCATTGAGTCGCTTAATGAGGTTGTCACTGGTCAGTCTCAAGATGTGACTGAGTGGAGAATCAACAGAGGGTTTATGCCCTTCAGGTCTTTGACGGCTGCTGTATCTAATGATGGTTTGCCGCTCATGATGGATGGAGAGCCCACGAAAATTGATAGCCAAAGGGTCAAGCTGTTTGTTCAGGGGACACTTGGTGTCCCTGCTGAGATCATGTTCAGGCTCCTGTCTGTCGGTGACACTCCATTTAGAAGAATGTTTGAAGGCATTGAGCTTTACGAGCAGGCAAACGAGCTCGGTCTAGAGGGAGAGGCTAGGGATAACTACATCAAGTACCCAGGGAAAAGAGCTCAGCAAATCGCAGAGTCTCGGGGTAGAAGAATAACCTTCCAGGAAGAGACAGTAGCCTCTAGAGCTGCTGATGAGTTTGTTGGGATACTCGAAAGACTTTTCGACGGTATACCTGGCATGGATGGTAAATTCTTGGTGAGAACCTTCATCCCTTACAGAAGAACTCCAGCAAATATCCTGTATGAAACCCTTACTTTCGCTGCCCCTCCAGTAGCTATCGCTAGGGCTTACAATGCTATGTCTAACGGAGACAGCAAGGAGGCTTCTCAGAACATTGGTAAGGCTTTGATTGGGGGAATGGCTTCCACTACCGCTATGATGCTTATCAAGGAGGGCCTGCTTAGCGGGCCAGTTGACTACGGAGATGATGAAGAAAAGAACTTGATGTATGATCAGTTCCCTCCGAATAGCATTAACGTTACTGGATTGCAAAGACTTATGAACGGTGAAGATCCAGCAAAGCAAACTGACGATTACTTCATTTCGTACAACAAGCTTGGTATTATCGGAGCCATCTTCGGCGCTGTAGCAAAGGGAACATCAAAGCAAGAACTAATCGAGCGTGGAGATCAACCTCTAGTTACACATACTATAGCTGACGCATTTGGATTGAGAGCATTCTCAACCATGTCTCACATGATGGATCAGAGCTTCCTTCAGGGTGTGCAGGGATTGACTGGTATCTTGTCTGCGGCCACAGAGTCTGAGTGGGAGAGGGCAGCTGAGAATTGGTTTAAGAGCGTGTGGCAGGCAACGACAGCCACAGCTCTTCCTAACACAATGTCAGCTCTTTACAGGTCTCACAGGGAATATCTTCCAGACACAAGGGTGACCAAAGACATGGATGTCATGGAGAGGTTGTGGACCAAGGCCAAGTACACAGTTATGGACAGGACGTTTGGCTTGAGCGATGTGCCAGTAAGAGTAGACTGGAAAGGTAATCCGATCAAACAGACTCCAAGGGGTGCGAATGGGTACATGTATCAGCTGTTTGACATCACAAAGGCTAGGCAGGGTCAAGCAGATCCAGTCTCTAATGAGATGTACAGGCTGTTCGAACAAACGGAAGAGTTGCCTAGAGCTCTGGGTACGCCAAGATTTGCAAGCACATCTCAGGTAAGTGTTCCAGATGTAATCAGCAGAAAGGACAAGTACAGAGCTCAAAGAAGCGGAGTTGATTTTTCCTGGATGGACGACGAAGAGTTCATGAAAGAGAAGATTAGACTCAATGTGGAACAGATCAACCGCATGATGGCGGTGGCAGGTAAGGCTAGATACAAGGAGCTCGAAGACCTTATCAACGCAAACAAGTACGTCAAGGCGACGGACGAAGAGAAGATAGATATGATGGACGACCTCAACAGAGGGTACTCAAGAGCGTGGTCCTACGACGGAAACAGACTCGCTCCCCACACAGTGGAGCTTTGTAGAATTCTAAACGAGATTTATGAAGGAAGGAAGAAAGAAGATTAAGAATACGAAGCTTGGGGCTTGGCTTAAAGAAAAGGCGCCAGGAGTACTCAGCACCGTAGGGGATCTGCTACCAGATAGCGGAGCCCTCGGTGTGGTTAAAAACCTGCTCGACAAAGAGCCAGGTGTAGATCCAGCCGAAGCTAAAGCAATGTTGGATGCTGAGGTTGCTTACCAGAAGGAAGTGTCTAGAAGGTGGGAGGCTGACATGAGCAGCGATGTAAAGCTCGCAAAACTCATTAGACCAGTCACTTTGATCTGCCTTATGGTGATGTTTATGGCGACTATGATAGCGGATTCCATTGATAATCTGCCATTTAACGTCAAAGATTCTTATGTATCTTTGCTTGAAATCCTTATGTTGACAGCCTTCGGCGCTTACTTCGCTGGAAGAACTATAGAAAAAGCTAGGAAATAATGCTTGATAACCTGAGTCACTTTGAGTTTCTAACCGTAGCTGGTGCCCTTGTAATGGGGTGGATCAAGTTTCAGGCCGACTACAACAAGCTTAGTTCTAGAGTACAAGCTCTCGAAGCAGACAACGCAGAGTTCAAGGACGACGTCAAGCAACTGCTCAAGGATATCCAAGAGATAAAGCTACTTCTGGCTAAGAACCAGATGCAATAAGGGCCGACCGCAATTAAGCAGCCGACCCTAGTAGCGAAGTTCCACAGCAATTATCCCTGTGTAACGTTGCAAATATAAGCACTACGCCTCACACACTGCGCAATTTAAGATATCTCTACCAACAGCTTGCGCCTGGTTGACACCGCGTTGATAGTACAGGGTCTTGATACCCAGCTCCCAAGCCTTGATAACCAGTTGATTGATGTCCTTCAAGGGTACCTCGTCGCTGATCATGACGTTAAGTGACTGACCTTGATCAATGTACTTCTGGCGATCTGCAGCTTGCTGCACAACCTCCATCTGAGAGATCTCAGCAAACGTCTTGAATACATCCTTCTCGTCCTGTGTAAGGAAGTCTAGATGCTGTACTGATCCACCCTTCATCATGATGTCCTTCCATGTGGCTGCATCATCCTTACCCTTCTCGGCAAGTAGGTCTTTGAGGTATGGGTTCTTGTATGTGAACTTACCCTTAGCCAAATCCTTTGTGAAGTAGTTAGACTGCAGTGGCTCAATAGACGGAGACACCTGACCGAGGATGAACGAGGAAGAGGTAGTGGGGGCTACTGCCATGCGTGTGCTATGACGTAAGCCATAACCCTTGAGTACCTCTGGCTCACCACCCATCAATGCCAACGCCTGACTCATCTTGTCAGATGAATCTTGGATGGATCGGAAGATGGACCTGTTCAGGCCACGAGCCATGACGCTCTCGAATGGGATGCCCTTGCTCTGCAGGTACGAGTGGTACCCAAGCACTCCGATACCGATGGACCTGTGCTCCTCCGCAAAACGAACAGCCTTCTCCATGAACGGTAGATCCTTAGCCTTGTCTACGAACTCAGTGTATACTGCGTCAAGAAAGGCTGTCATGATCTGCACAGCGTCAGTTCCCTTCCAGTCGTCGTAGTGCAACGCATTCATCGAAGACAAGCAGCACACGAAAGACTTGGTGTCGTCAGTGTACTCCATGATCTCAGCGCACAACTGTGAGTGCTTAATCTCCATACCCTTATCTACGTAGTAGTCTGGGCGATCTTTGTTCACGTTGTCACGGAAGAAGATGTATGGGTAACCTGTCTCACTGCGCTTCTTGTGGATCTTGGCCATGATAGAGCGCTTCTCTTGGTCGCCACGGACCATGTCCTTCATCCAGTCGTCTCCGATGCACACTGCAAACGACACGTCCTGAATGGGATGCCCCTCGCTGCGGATCTGCAAGAACTCCTCGATGTCTGGGTGTTCTACGTCTAGGTATGCAGCCCAGCTACCACGACGAACCTTACCCTGCGAGATGATGTTAGTCGTTGTGTTGAACAACTCCATCATGGACACTGCTCCGTTAGTCTCTCCGCCTGTGCTAATCTTAGCGCCACGAGGACGCAGGTTACCGAAGTACGTAGCCGTACCTCCACCCACTTTACTCATGGCTCCAATCTCTGCAGCACCACGCAAGATGTCGAACGTATCGTCCTGAACTGTGGTCCCGAAGCACGAGATAGGCAGGCCTTTGTTCTTGCCGAAGTTCACCCACACTGGGGTGCTCAGACTAAACCATCCACGGCTCATGTAGTCGTAGAACGTATCGGCGAAGTTGTCGAACGCCCCTTCCATTGTCTTCTCAAGGATCGCCTCTGCGTGATCGGCAATCTCTCTCACCCTCTCTTCGACCGTCTGGCCAGGGTCGAGGTAGCCCTTCTCCATAAATTGTCGGGTCTCTTCTGTGACCCAGTAAAACTCTTTCATTAAAATAATTCTTCTGCGGTGAAACTCTTGGTGCTCTTTGCGTAGTCGATGGGCTTCTTGTGGAAGAAGTCAGACAGGGCAGAAGCATACACCTCCTCATCCATCCATGCTGTCACCTCTAGCTCGTCTTGGTTCACGGGGAACTCAAAGGCAAAGCCGATGCGACGCATGCTCTCGTTCACACGATTCTTCAAGTAGTTGTTTAAGATAGACTCGCTAAGGAACTCATTATCAAAACCTTGCAAGATCCACTTAATCAATCCGCTCTCTGCGTCGAGGGCTACTTGCGCCTCTTCCAAGATGCGTGACTCCAGGTCAGCGTCGAACAACTCAGGGTGCTCAGCTCGGATCTGATTGACCAGAGCCATGCCTCCCTCTGCGTGCAGATTCTCTTCTTTGCTCGTGTACTGCACAACGTTAGCCGTGTCCTTGAGAACAGCCTTGAATCTATTGAATCCAAGGATGGTGTAGAACTGGCTGAACAGTGACACGTTCTCAGTGAAGAGGGTAAAGAGGATGAGACTGTACAGGAACTGCTTACGATCGTCTTCGTATACGCGATCAACGTACTTGTTGAGATAGTTAACGCGGTTCAGTACAGGCTCATTCTCCAGGAGCGTCTTGAACTCGTCCTCCAATCCGAGCTTCGTCAGGATCTCTGAGTAGGCACGGGAATGGACTACTTCAACGCCTCCAAATACAGCCCCCATGTCCGCAATCTCTGGCTTAGGCAGATGCTTACCAATGTTCGACCAGTATGACTTCACTGCCACTTCAACCTGCGAGATGAGAAGGATGGCGCGTTTGATCACATCGCGCTCCTGCTCGGTCAGGCTCGTATGGTAGTCCTGAACGTCAGCCTTGAAGTTAAATTCATTGTGAGTCCAGTGGCTTGCCCACATCGCGTTGATGAGTGGGTCAGTGATTTCAGAATAGTCGAAGGGCTTGTAGCTCAGCCTCTTCTCAAAGATTGAGGTAGTCATGGAGGTAGTAAAAAGGTTGATGAAAGGACCTACAAGATACTCAATAATCCGTCTCGTAGCCCCACACTCGGTAGGACTCTAAACACTTGAGGTCGTGTAAGTTGAGTTTTGTGATGACATCTTCACGGTCTTTGCGACTGTACTTTTTTCGGTACGCATGTCTCTTGTCCGTAACAAATTCATCGATGACATTCTTCTCACACCAGAATGCCAACTCTTGTCTGTCGACAATGGCAAACCCACCCTCTTCGGGTATGTCGAATGCGATGATGTGCGCGTTGCCATACATCCATCCTGGGTTTCCCCTAACGTTTTTGAATTCACACCAGATTTCGTCTGGTAGATTGTTTCCCTTGACATCAACTGCGTGCTTCCTGTCTGTGTACAGGAGCCAGTAATCGATGTGCTTGTGCATATCTTCCTTGCGGCTGGCCTTCACGACCTCAAACCCAAGTTTCTCTGCGGCCCTCTTGAACCTCACCTCTGCCATTCTGCCAGTGGAGTTAGAATAACTCCTCCTGCTCTGGCTTTGCATTTGCTTCCCAGTATTCGTATGATGAATCTCTTGCTAAACTTGCTTCGTGCCTCAGCTTTGATATCATAGAGTCAATGACTCTTGATACCTCCCCAGGGTCCTCCTTAGGTTTGCCGTCTGAGGTGTAGAGGTCTTCGCTGTAGTTAGTTATGACCTCATACATCCTCTCGATAGCTACCCCGTAGGCAGTACCTAGGGCTTCGATTGGAATCTTCTTGTTCATTTTGATTTGATTATTTGGATGGCTTCTTCAATTTGTTGCCTGTTACGGCAGATGAATAACATCGGGAGTGGCTCACCAAGTTTCATTAGGTAGTCCATGAACAGCTTCCACCGCATGGGGAAGTCATGGTGTGAATGGATGTACCCTTTGGTCTCGATGATCCAGCTCCCATCCTTTGCTACGAAGTCAGGGGTGTATCTGATTGGAAGAACCACCTTGCCAGTCTTGTCAATCAGACTCTTTGATTTTGGAGTCATCTTGAAATAAGTCTGTGGGTAGTTAAACTTGGGGAGGATCTCGTACTCACGTTCCTCGTAGGCAAAACTTAGCCCCGATTCAGCGAGAAGATTCCCACATGTCTTTTCCAATCCGCTCTTGTACTTCCCTAAATCCCTTTTCTTAGCGGACTTCCTCTTCGTAGTTCCTTTCCTTTGTCGCTTCACTCTGCGAAGTTACAGCGGAATCTTGGAAAAAGAACTCGTTAGAGGGCATATTAAACCGCTTGTACTTATCAAACTCTTTATCAATGCTTTGAAATAGCTCACTACCTGTCGTATTGATACGGAAGGCTGTGTGAGAAGTATTCATTGTAAAGGTGATTGGGTCGTCGATAGGGGTAGGCTGTCCACCTGTCTCCGTCTCACGGACCTTACGGATATGCAACTCAGTAGTTTTCTTGATGTTGTGGTCTGGGGCCTGCACCTTGCGATGAACCGTCATGAAGCAGTCAGCTCGGTTGACGAACTTACCGCCACCCTCGGTGTCCTCTGCGTATGGTGCAACAGGCAACCCGTCGTCACCCTTGCGTCGTTGCGCCTCAGTCACAGCGTGCATGTTCAACCACACAGCTACGTCATTGGAGTTAGAGAAAGTCAAGAACTCTGAAGCCGCTTGGTAGTGGTAGTCATGAGAGTTACCATTGCCACTGAGCTCAATCTTAAGGCTGTTGTAGGGGTCAACAAACACAGCGTCGCACTCCTGTTGCCTTACGATCTTCTCAAGGAAGACTATGATATCAGAGTAAGAGTACACTTGGTTGTTACTAATGACAGTGAAGTGCTCGTTCACCCACTTGTAAGCATCCTTGCGTTGGTCGTAGGTCATGTCACCGATCTTCCTGTTGACTGCGAACTGCATGAGAGACATCTTCAATGATGCGGTTCTGTTCTCCGAAGAGTACACCACCCACCTCCATCCGTGCCTCACAGCTGAGTTCACCATCATGTACAAGGCGAACGTAGTCTTACCCACGTTGGAGTGCCCGTTCATAATCATGAACTCCTTCTTGTAACGGAAGTGCTGGTCAAGCTTTGCGTCGCCAGTGTCCAGACCCACAGGGATCTTTCCGTTGGCGAAGTCGTCGATCCACCTGAAGTCCTCGTCGTCAGAAGAAATGAAGGACATGTCTCCATCGTTGATGAGCAGATCACGCTGGGCGTCTTGCTCGTTGTCAATGACCTCTCGGATTGGCATGTTCTTACCTACCTCGATGGCTTGACGGATGGTTTGCATGGCCGCCTGCTCGCTATCGATGTCACGCTTGCAGATCTCACGAAACAGAACTCGCACAGCCTCCTCTTCTTCAATACGACCTGCTGAGATGTAACCACCTACCAGCTTGGACGCCTTAAGTAGAGCCGCATGCTTCTCTCCGTCGTCTGACTGACGGATCATTCGTGCCGCGAGGTTGAGCTTCATGTAGTCTGTGAACTCCCCCACCTTCGCCTCCTGCACTTGCTCACTACGCTCTGTTGCGAACGCACCAAACTTCTTGGCCTCGGGGTTTATGATGAGGTCAGGATCGTAAGACTCGAAGCAAGCTCGTGACTCGTTGATGCCAGACTCGTCTACCTCTAGGTCGTACTGCTTGTGGAAGTACGTCCGAAGCGCACGAAAGTGATCTCTGTGACGCTCAGGGTTGGTGACTCGGACTAGAGCTTTGAGCCCATCACCACTCGGTGAAACCCAGCAGCTGTAGACGTGAGCATCCGTAGCCAGAGCGCTCTTGGCCTGAGCAACGTCAATGTGATCGAAGTCCAGAACAAGAATTCCGCTGTGCTCGAATAGAGCATCATCTGAGCGCGATGCAAACTCACCGCTGAAGCATACGACAGGAAGTTTCTTCTTCGAGCTCTTGTCTCCAGATCGTACCGCATCAATCGTAGTTTTCGACTGGCCCGTCTTGATTCTGTCGAGGGCAGTCGTGACGTTCACATGGTGTGGCGCGTTCTTGTCGAAGACGTCTTTGAAGAAGGTCACTTTCATTGTATTCGTATTCAAGGATTAGTTCTAAGTAGTGAATGGCTTTGATGATATCCTCCGCCCCATTCTTTTGGCGGTGTCGGCACAGGTACTTGATGACATTGCCTTCTATGAATCCGAGCTTGTTCTTGAAGATGAACTCGGTGGGTTGGATCGCCATGTCGTAGTGATCACCACCCTCTTGTCTATTTGATGGTTTCATATTGCGCTGCTGTTTACTTTACCTACTGCTTTCTTCGAGCGTATCTGTCGGATCATAATTGACTTGATGCCCTTGTATGTTTTTCCGTACAGCTCGGTCTCTAATCTGTCCATGGTCTTGATGTCCTTGGACATGATGTCTGCAGGTTTGTCGTACCTACTGACAATCCATACAACTCTATCCAGTATGCGCTTCCCCTTCTTGTAGGAGATGTCCGCTGTCATTGAGTAGATGTTCGGGAGATTTTCATTGCCCATTTCTTTTTCAGTTTGTCAGCGATCCATTGCATCGACACCTTCTTTCCCATCACATCCCTGCAATCTTCTCTGGTGAGTACAACTGTGTTGTCACCCTTCTTGTTGGGGATGAACAGACACAGGAACTTCTCTGTGAAGGTTGGGATGTAGACGTTGAATTCGGAATCGTAGTCGTTCATGACGCAATGAAATGTGAGGTTGACGTTGTCTTTACTTCCGCAGAAAGAGAAGGGACCGAGAAACTTTACGTCTCTCAGCCCCCACTCCATGGCTGCGTAGAGCCCTACTGGTTTAGAAGGGCAGGTCCGCAGACTCCTGCTCTGCATTAGCTGCTTGTTTTTGTTGACGCTTTTCCTTGGCCGCTTCGCTGTTCGGGTTGAACACGCGGGCACAAGCTTTGCCGTTCTTGCTCATGAAGAGAGTCACGTACACGTTGCCGCCACGACCTTCTTCGTCACGCTTGGTGACGTACTGGTCGAGCATGTCTTTGAGTTCGTGATCCTTGAGACGGACGTTCCAAGAGATAAGCTCTCCTGCGTCATTGAACTTGGGGTCATCGGCCCAGCCGACGAGAACTGAATCATACTTTTGATCGCTCATTGTAAAATAAAATTTAGTAAGTGTGAAAAAATTGTCATTGCGCAAATGTAGCCTCCAGTGAGTAGTAAGCCACACATTGCTCTGTTAAACTTTGAATTGTACATAGTCTTGTTCTGGTGTTTTGTTGCCCTGGAGGAAGCCTTCGATGCGCTCGATGGCGTCATTGAATTTCATTTCACCAGCGAACAATGTTTCATCGGAACACTCCACCACTGCAGGTAGATAGGGGTACGTCTTCTCTTGCACAAGCCAGTAGAACTTGTTGACACCAAACACCTTGCAGTAGATGTAAGCTTGGATGTCGTATGAGAAATCACGTACACTATAACGGAACTTGTCAACAGCCTTCGTAGACTTGGAGTCGACGATGAATCCATCACCGAGGCAGTCTAGAAAACCTTTGACCTTGATAGGGCCGAGCATCTCGTTGAACTCTACTTGGTAGTTGCCTGAGGACAGGAGGCTGTCCACCAGACCGCAACGTTCGAGTCTATCGATCATCTCGTTCGCCATCTTCCAATCAGCAGGTGAGCAAAGCTCCTTGCCTTGCTTGCCCGCCTCTTCAATGAGAGCTGCTTGCATCTCCTTGAACTCCTTCGTCAATTTTGGACGCTTTGACGCACGGGTTTTGTCCGAGCATCTGTCAAGGATAGCATCATCTGATACTACTGAGTAGGTATCAAACGCTTTCTCACGTTCGAATAGAAGCATGTCGTAGAGTGTACCGAAGGTCAGTGCGTGTGACTGGAACTTCAGTTCACCTTTCATGTACTGGTCGAACTTCGCCATGTCGGTGAGAGCCACCTTCAATGACGAGTACGACAGGTGCGGCTTGTTGTACCGCTCTTGTAGTGCTTGAGGGATATCAATCATTCAAGTACCTATGAACCGTGGACTTAGGAATCCAAGTGCGACGGGAGATTTCACGAATCGTCATGCCCTTCTTTCGGAGGGTGCGTACTTGCCTAATCTGGCTTGCGTACTTCATGCGATTGTTCTGCGCCTCCCTGCGCTCCTGCAGCTCAAGGTAGATACCTGAGACTGCAAGAACCGCGAGGACTCCTGAGATGAATCCGAGCAACATCATCGCACAAACTTCTTAAGACCCGCCATTTGCTTTTCGCTGAGCTGGTCGCCATACTTAGTGACGATGCTGTCGAAAGCTTTCTGCTTGTTTGTCTGTGACTTGATGTACGTCACGGCTTTGTCCATGATGTTTTCAGTCGGAACACTGGCGCTCGTTTCTTGCTTGGCAATGGCGTCTTGGACTTCATTAGCTGACGCAATAGACGCGTCGATTCCGATTCCGAGAATTGCCAGTGCGCGACCGACGGCTGATGTTTCACAGTTTTCGACATAGCTAGTTTTGTTGATGTTGGACGAACCTTTTTCCTCGTGAGCATGCCCTTGCGCTACGATCTGACCCTCGGGGGTCGTGATTGTACATAGGCACAAGCATTGCTCTGAGTCAAGCACAGGGAACTCCGTAAGGATGCCCCAGTTCTTGTACTGCTCCTCTTGTCGGAAGAACTTGATGCGCTCGTTGACTTCAACGTACTGCTTGCCACGAATGTTCGTGGTCTTGAACTTGTAATTAGACATTTAATTTAGATTGAATTGATTTCTTCTCTTTGACCATCTCCCGAATCATCTTGTCGATGTATGCAATGCGGTCAAGCTTTGCGGTCTCGCTGAAGTATGAATCGACGATGTACTGCGCAGTCTCAAAGAACGTATCATACCCATCCCACGCAACCATATTGTCGTCATGTGTCCGTTTGTAGTGTATGATGGTCGTTCTGTCCTTATCCAATACATCTGAGGTGAGGGAGTCACCGATGTGCTTGGTAAGTGCTACCCCAAATGCGATACGAGGTTGCGTATGCTTGAGGTGTCTCGCTTTCGAATCGAACTCTATACCTATCGTTTTGAAGTATAGATTCAGGGCATCACGCCCGTTGTCGATAAGGGTTAGTGGATTTGAATTCAAAGTTAGTGAATTAGTTGCTGTTAAACGAATTTTCCATGGACTTTTTCTCGAATGTTTGAGTGGATGTCAGCGTAGACCTGCATCGCAAGCATCACAGTCTCCATCTTCTCAGACAGATCGTGTAGCGCACCCTCCATGTCAAGCGGAGTGTACGTCTTGCGGGAGGCGTACTGCGGAATCACCATCTCATTGGCGTTCTTGCAGTGCTCGATGAACTCACCGAGTCCTGCGCTGACAGGCATCTTGGACCATTCAAGAACGTCGAACTCAATGATGTCCTCCATCGCAAACATACGGGCTAGAGTGACAGCCTTTGAGTCGAAGTCAAACTCGCTGTTGATGTACTTGATAGCTTCTTCGTTGGTCATTTGGGGTACAGGTCTGGGTTTATTCTCATACCCTCCTCAGTTACCACTACGAAGGGTTCGCTGTGAGTACAGCGCTTCCATGCCAGTTCCAAGCTTGGCGTTACTAAGATACCCCCGTTGCGGAAGTACCCGTAGATAGGTTGACTTTCAATATCCATACTCTTTTGCGGCTTTGTACGCTTCAAACATTTTGTAACCGAGTTTCTCGTAATTCGGCTGAGCGTAGGATTTGCGTCGCGTCTGCGAATCTTCCCATTGTTCGTACTCGGTGACGAACACACCCAATAGTATTTCTGCTTGCTTATTCTTCATAGGCATCTGATTGTTTTAGTTTAAGTCTCATCTTAGCCTCCCAATCCCTGACCATGCAGTCAAGAATCATCTTGTCGTTGGGGGAAGCTGTCTCTTCGAACCTTTGTAGGCGGGCTTCTATCTCTTGCCATTTCTTTTCTAAATACTCGTCGGTCATTGCTTGGGGTTTCTTGAGAACGTGTAGGTGTCGTTGCCGATTGTGAATGTGAAGGAGAATTCTTCGTTGCTTGTTGGTGCTTGCATCTGCTTTGGTGCTTGAGGGGTTGGTTTGGGTGCTTGTACTGGCGTGGGTGTTGACACGACTCCTGTTTGCGACTTCACTTTGGTTCGCTTCCTTCCGTTAATTGCCCTGTCCACAGTGGCGGGGCTACACCCAACTGCTTTTGCAATGGCACGATGTGTCACTCCTTTGTCTTTGAGATTCCTGATTTTTTCGTCGCGCTCTTGTCGCGCTCTGTTTTCGTCTGCGTTTCTGATGTTCATTTCTTCTGCGTGTTTAATTATTTTTTTGATTTGATTCTTACTGATTCGGTACACTCGTTCGATTTCCTCGATGCTTGCACCGCGATGGAAGTACATACGTCTCACGCCTGTATCTACATCTACCGCTGATATTTTTGTCGTGTATTTCATGATTCTTGGTCATCTACTCCGTGGACTCGGCACTCGAACTTGTTGTCTGCACACAGGTTCTTAAGTGCATTAACGACAGCATCTTCGGAGTAGTCCCCGCACTTGCCGCGCATCCAGTCAAGGTCGAGTTCGTCGTCGAGGTCGATGAGCTTGTCGAATGACACCTCGAATCCACCGACATACTCCCTCTCTTCGATGTTAATTGTCTGCCCTTCAAGCTCTGTACATGCGGCCTCCACCCCGTGCTGCACACCCTCACGGAAGATGGCGATGGCTACTGCCTTGGGGATGACGGGCATAGTGGGTTTCTCGGGCTGTTCAAGGGCGTTGACCTCTGCCTTCAGTCGTTCGTTCTCATCACGTAAGTACTTGACGTTCTTCTCCAACATCTCCCGCTCCTCTTCGAGGGCGGCCTCCCGCCCTGTCTGTTCGGATGATTGTTTCTTGGCCATCTCTTGGCGGAACTCCATCGACTCGATGGTTTTGTTGGCTGATGAGATAGCGTTCTCTGCATAGCGGATGGCCGCTTCAAGCTCTTGTTTGGATTCTTGTACTGAATTCATGAGTCGTTATGGTTGATTAGTGTGAGTTGAATTTCGGATTCGTGATTGTTGTGTAGCGGGTCGAGGAACACTGCATCTACATAGAAGTCGTAGCAGTCTTCGTATGCTGTCGTGTCATGCACCATGATGACAACTGGGTCGTCGTCTTTGCAGTCAGACAGGCTGTCGATTAGTTCTTTTTTAGTCATTGTTCTTGGGTTTGGGGATTCGGAAAGCGTGCATCGAGTAGTCGTCAACGTCGATGAAGGCGTGGTTGCGGTAGTACACAGAGGAGATGAACTCCGTGAGTTGGTACATGTTGGTCTCATGGCAAGTGTACTTGCCTGTGTTGTCCATCACGTCAGACGATACACGAGCCACCAAGGACATACACAAGGGGAAGTAGTCCCATGCTTGGGTGGTATCCTGTTGGTCCCACGTCAGCCACATGTGCTCGGTGGTGGGTGCATTCTTGTAGCGTTCGCAGTCAATCTCGATGATACGGAAGACCTCGACACTAACCTCGTCGCCATTCTCTGCAACGTAGTCGTCATGCTCCATGTCCTCGGGAACACAAGCCTTGTAGTCGTCAGAGTCAGGGGATAAAGTGACGTAGGTACTGTCTCCGTCATGCTCAATCCTGACACACATCTCATCCTCTCGGTAGGTATCGACGTGTTGCTTGATGTGCTTGTCTGCGAACCCCCTGTTAGGGAAGAACTCACAAGTGGTGTCGGAGTACCCTTCGAAGAGTCCTGCGACAGCGTGGATTACTGCATATTGTTTCATGCTGATTGAATTGAAGTTTAAGATTTGAAGTGTTCGTGTATATCACCTTCTTCGTAAACTCAGAAGGTGTATATACACTCACACATAAGTAGCAGAGGGTGGAGTCGAACCACCACACAAGCTCATACTCGTTGCCATAAGCCCTCGGTAAAGGGTAGAAGGAGTAGATATTGCTGTGTACACACCAATGCGATGCCTCCATCGCTAGTGTCACTGCCATGTAACGAATGCAGGTGGAGCCTGAACGTCTAGGTGTCACCCGTTCAGTGGCATTGCTCTCCTTGCCCGCACTCTCCCTTGATGCTTGTTACCCCACAAGGTATCGGGGCGTGTGGAATATATCTCGACCCTGCCGCATCCACACTTGACGGGATTCAAGGTCACTTGTTAGTATGCGTTTAACGTCCGCCGACTAATAGAAGGGAGGTTGGGATTCGAACACAACCGCCGTCCGAAAGACCTGCACAAAGGTCTTGGGAGTGGACGTGCGCACCGACTGCGCTCCCTTGATTGAGGTGGGGGTGGCGTGACGTTTCACGTCTCACCCCCGTGGTCAAACTTCAATTAACCAATACCTCTAATTTCACCAAAATCCATCCGTCAAGAGGATTCTGTTGTACTCCTGCATCGTCACTCGCTTAAACGATTTCTCGTTGATAGTCAGGATGGGTTGCCTTTGGTCAGCCCACTTATCCCTCGCCTGCTTACGAGCCGATCGAATGTCAGGCGCCCAGATAGAGTTCCACCCACCCTGATTCCAGTTAAAGATGTAGCAATGATTATTATTCATGGTTATCTCTTTCTTTTGGCGTCAATTCAAAGTTCACATCCCATGTGGCTTCGCAGTCTTCGCACTCATAGTCGTGCTCTATCTGAACAAATCCGTTGTAGGTGTAACCTACCTCTTGTGAGCCGAGGTAAACGCCTTGGCCGCCACACTTGTGGCACTTATCGTAATCTTTCATTTGTCTTTTGTTTTGGTTTTGAGAGGTGGAAGTGTGCCCCACCATACAACCTCTTCGTCGTGGATTCGGAAGCTGAATGACTCCTGAAGGTCAGAGTTCCACACGCTGTCCAACCACACTCCGTGGTCGTCAGGGGCGCCCATCACATGAGAGGCCTCAAACCCTGATTCTTGCAGTCTCTTGACTGCTGATTCGCATTGTTCTTGTGTCATAGGTCAATGATTACGCCCTTCTCTTCGAGGGCTTTGATGATGTAGTCAGGGAGTTCGAAGCATCCGTCGTAGCCCGTCAGTGTTGCCTTATCGCCATCGAAGTCAACCTCGAGGACGCCTTCTGCATAGAAGCGGTCGCCACCTGTTTCGAGGTCGTAGGTTTCGTACCATCCGCCGTAGCCGTGGTCAGGGTCAATAGACACCTCGGTGTCCATCTCTACGTTCTTCGCGGCGTCAAGGTCTACGTCGTAGGCCGTCCGCATTGACACGAAGGGAAGTGTGTGTTCGAAGCTGTGTGTGAATTTCATTGTGTTTTTGTTTCGATGATTTCGATGACATGCTCTGCAACCAACTCCTCCATGCGGTCGATGACGTCATCCACCTCACCCTCGGTCAGGCCACAGACGTGGCGGAGGTACTTGTCCAACAGCTTGTATGCGCTGTCTGACGTGGTGTGCTTGTGGTTGAAGCAGTTGCTGATTTCGACTTGGATGTCGAGGTCTGTGAATGCTGTAATCGTCATGATTTCTTGAGCTTGAAGATGAGGTCGTTGTCCACGTCATTAGCGTAGTCGTCGAGCAGGTTCACGATATCCTGAACTTGGTCAGGGCTTGGGTTGACCACGTTTGACAGGAGGGAGGCGAAGCCCTTGACGTCATTTGGCACGAGTCGTGCGGCTCGGTTGAGCACATTGAGGTTCTTGCCGAAGTGGAAGTCATTGAGGTAGAGCACTGCACGCCCCACAGGTTGTCCGAAAAAATTGTCTTTGACCATAATTGGTAGATTTGAAGTTTGAAGTTTGAGAGGGTTCGTATATTACCTTCTTCGTAAACTCAGAAGGTATATATACTCACCTCTATTATTGGAAGTCCGTTGTCGAGATGCCGAACTCTCGGAGGTCGATGTACACATCAGCGTCAAACGCATCTGACACCATGTGAATGGCCTCCTCGTCCTCCATGACGGAGAAGATGAGGTATGACATCACGAGTTCCTTGTGGCTCATGCCGTTGAATGGGTTGTCGCTCATCGTACTTGCGTTTTGGCTTCCGCCACGTCCAACAAGTAAGAGATGAACTGGCCGATGCCAGTCAACACGATTCCCCACGCCAGTGACATTTGAGCGTACATCAGGAAGGGAACACCGAAGGTTGCAATGAAATCTTGCATAGCAAATTGAAGTTTGAAAATTGATACTGACACCAAAGGTGTTTCGGCTATTGAAGCCTCATCAGAGTACCTGCTTGACGGACTTGACCCGATGCCCATCAGGGCAAAGGTCAAGCGCTCGTTCCTTGGCGTCCTTGTCACTTGACGCCTCGAAGGTGACCGCATCCCAATCGTCGCGGTCGAACCCTCGGTAGTGAATCATTCGGTAGGTCATGACAAATCTTCGATTTCTTGTGTGACCATCATCTGCATGTCACATGACATACTTGTGAACTCCTCTGAGTTGTAGTAGGCATCAGCCCCGAACACGTTGTACATGTCCACCATGGCTTGCAACTTGGCGATTCTCGCCTGAACATCTGAATTTTTCATTGGAAATGAATTTGAAGTTTGATACAGACACCCCGAAGGGTGTTTCGTCCATTGAGGACTCATCAGTGTACCTGTGGTGTCACATACCCAAGTGGGCTTCGAGTTCTTCGTCGAGGTGGTATTTGAGGATGTAATCCTTTGCAGAGGGGTCGTCACCTAACGTCCTGTAGACGTCTACACTTGTCATGTAACCTGAAGCGATGACGCAATCGATGATGTCTGAAACGTTTGACATGATGGTTGAATTGAAGTTTGAATTTCGAGTTAGAGAGAGGGGTCGTATATCACCTTCTTCGTAAACTCAGAAGGTGTATATACTCCCCCACTCATGGGTTAGTGGGTTGGGTCGAATGGCAAGTCAGAGAAGCAAACTTCGTTTGCCGTGGGTGTCACATCTGACGCCATCATGACGGCCAAGGTAGCAGTCAACTGCTCCAACTTAGCTTCCAAGGAAGCTACACGATCGTCTGACGTCACCTGAGCAGGGGAAGCAACAGCTTCCTTCACTGCCTCGGCTTTCCTCATGGCTCGGCTTTCAGCCCCTGTGTGACGTGACACGTCCTGAGCCGACTTTCGAGCCGATTCGACGGAAGCCTTTGGCTTCTGTGTGGATGGTGTGACAGGTGTGTCTGCCTTGCCGTGGAAGGCCTTTTCTTGCTTGTCAGCTACTTTAGTAGCTGTGGTGGCTTTGCCACTCTTTTGCTTCCGCTTACGCTTCTTCGAAGCGTTCTTCTTGGTGGACTCCAAAGAGTCCAAGTACGCCATCAGGTCACGGACTGCGGCCTTAGCCTCCTTGACTCGACCTTCGGTCGTTGAGAAAGATGCAGCGTTCACTGCTGACTTAACTGCTTTCAGCAGTTCTACACGATTGGTTTGATTGTTCATCGTAGATGAAGATTTGAAGTTTGACGACCAAGACCGAGTGTCGAGGTCGGTACAAAGCTAATTCAGGAGGTTCGTTGCCACAAGTTTTTCGGCAACCAATTCCATGCGCGATTTTACTTTCAGTAAAACACCCGCGAAGAATTCGTGTATGCGCGTAATGCACAGAGCCGTCCAGCGTGTCGTGATGCAGTGTGACGTGGTGCAGTGTGGCGTCATGGCGGAGGGAGTTCGGGTTTACCCCTTAGGGGGTTAGGGGATT